CGCTCCAACGGAAAATTTTTCTCTAAAAAAGGCCCTTTCATGCCGCAAGAAAAGCTGCAAATCGAGCACCTCGCAATCGATGCGTTGAAGCCCTACGCGCGCAACCCGAGGACGCACTCGCCAGAGCAGATCGCGCAGATCGCGGCCAGCATTGGCGAGTTCGGGTTTACCAACCCGATCCTGATCGACGAGGCCAACGGCGTGATCGCGGGGCATGGCCGGCTATTGGCGGCCAGTCAGCGCGGGTTGACCGAGGTTCCTTGCCTAAGACTGGCCGGTCTTTCGGAGTCGCAGAAGAAGGCGCTGGTGATCGCGGACAACAAGCTGGCGCTCAACGCCGGGTGGGACAACGCGCTGCTGCTGGGCGAGTTGCAATCGCTGGAGGGCTTGGGCTTCGATCTGGCGCTGACGGGCTTCTCGCTCGACGAGATCCGCACGCTGGAAGACCCCACGCATGGAGGCCGAACCGGCGACGACGACGCACCCGAGTTGCGGCCCAACGCGGTCAGCGCAACAGGCGAGATCTGGCGCTTGGGTGCCCATCGGCTGCTGTGCGACGACGCGACATCGATGGGCGCGGTGCGCGCGTTGATGGCCGGCGACTTGGCCGACCTTCTGCTTACCGATCCACCGTACAACGTCGCCTACGTTGGAAAGACGAAGCAGCGCATGAAGATCCAGAACGACGCGATGAAGAACGACGCCTTCCGGGGCTTCTTGCGGCAGGCGTTCACTGCGGCCGACTCGGTGCTGAAGCCCGGCGCGGTCTTCTACATCTGGCACGCCGACACCGAGGGCTACAACTTCCGCGGCGCGGCGGTGGACGTCGGTTGGGAGTTGCGCCAGACCTTGATCTGGAACAAGAACTCGATGGTGTTCGGACGGCAGGACTATCACTGGAAGCACGAGCCCTGCCTCTACGGCTGGAAGTCTGGCGCCTCGCACCTGTGGGCCAGCGACCGCACGCAGACCACCGTGCTGGAGTTCGAATGGCCGAGCCGCAGCGACCTGCACCCGACGATGAAGCCGGTGGCGCTGATCCAGTATCAGATCGAGAACAACACGAAGGGCGAGGACGTGGTGCTGGACCTCTTTGGCGGCTCCGGTACCACGCTGATCGCCTGCGAGAAGAAGGGGCGCCGGGCGCGGATGATGGAACTGGACCCGTGCTACTGCGACGTGATCATTCGGCGGTGGCAGGAGTACTCGGGCCAGACCGCCACGCGCGAGAGCGACGGCGTCACCTTCGACGCGCTGGTCGCGGCGGCGAGCGCGCAGGCCGCAGCTGCTCCAGCGGCGCAGGAGGAGGCAGCGTGACGGTCCCGGGCGTCGGCGGGCGCAGGAAGATCGAGCGCAACGAAGACACCGCCAAGCTGGTGCAGTCGATGGCCGGCTTCGGCCTCACCGTGATCGAGATCGGCAAGGTGATCGGCATGTCGCAGCCGACCGTCCACAAGCTCTACATGCCCGAGTTGGAGAGCGGCCACATCGTTGCCAATATGAAAGTGGCCGAGAGCCTCTTTCGGATGGCCACGCACAAGACGCACCCCAACGTCGCCGCCGCGATCTGGTGGAGCAAGACGCGCATGGGCTGGAGCGAGCGCGGCGAGGACATGGGCAAGAAGGAGGCGGCCGAGATCCTTGGCCGGGCAGCAGCCAAGAACACCAAGTGGGACGGCCTGCTGGACACGGAAGAAGATGAAGCTCCCGCCGCCGACGACTCCACCGACGCCCGCGACAAATAGCATCGCGCACGCGGTCCACCACGCGGTCACGCCGGCCGCGAAGTGGAACCCGTCGTGCCCCGATTGGGAGGACCGCATCCGGCGACGGCGTTCACTGATGCCCACGCTGCCGCTGATCGACAAGCAGGCCAAGCGCGCCGTTGCCATCTTCGACCGCCTGCGCCTGCCAGACGTCGAAGGCCAGCCCTTCATGCGCGACGCCTGCGGTCAGTGGTTCCGCGAGATCGTCGCAGCGGTCTTCGGCTCGTGGGACCCGGTCACCAAGCAGCGGTGGCTGCGCGAGTTTTTCCTGCTCATCCCGAAGAAGAACGCCAAGACCACCGGCGGCGCCGCGCTGATGGTGGTGGCGATGCTGATGAACCACCGCCCGCGCGCCGAGTTCCTGTTCGTGGCGCCCACGCACGAGGTGAGCGAACTGGCCTTCAACCAAGCGGTCGGGATGATCGAGGCCGACGACGTCTTGAGGGCCAAGTGCTACATCCAAACCCATTACAAGAAAATCACCTATCGGCCCACCGGCGCCTTCCTGAAGGTGAAGTCGTTTGACCCGAAGGTGGTGACGGGCTCCAAGCCGGCGGGCGTGCTGCTGGACGAGTTGCACGTCATCGCCGAGGCGCCAGAGGCCGACCGCGTCATCGGCCAGTTGCGCGGCGGTCTGGTCTCGCAGGCCGAGGGCTTTCTGGTGACCATCACCACGCAGAGCGAGCGCCCGCCGAGCGGCGTCTTCAAGAACGAACTCAACAAGGCCCGGGCGGTGCGCGACGGCAAGCTGGACGCACCGCTGCTGCCGATCCTCTACGAGTTCCCGCGCGACGTGAACTGGCGCGACCCGGCCAACTGGACGATGGTGACGCCCAACGAGGGCCGCAGCGTGAGCGTCGCGCGCCTGCTGCCCGACTACGAGGGCGCGGTCGCGGCGGGCGAGGGCGAGTTGCGCCGGTGGGCCTCGCAGCACTTGAACGTCGAGATCGGTCTGGCGCTGCAGAGCGACCGCTGGCCCGGCGCGATCTTCTGGAGCGACTGCGTCTACCCGGGCCTCACGCTGGAGCGCGTGCTCGGGACCTGCGATGCGCTGGCGGTGGGCATCGACGCGGGTGGCCCGGAGGACTGGATGGGCCTGTGCGTGCTTGGGCGCGAGGTCGGCACGCGGCGCTGGCTGGCGTGGCACCACGCATGGGTCCATCGCAAGGCGCTCGAGAAGTACAAGGGCGAGGCGCAGAAGTGGCTGGACTTCGAGGCCGATGGCGACCTCACCATCGTTGAAGAGATCGGCCCCGACGTCGACGAACTGGTGGCGCTGGTGACGCAGGTCTACGACACCGGCTATTTGATCCGCGTCGGGCTCGACCCGGCCGGCAGCGCGAAGGTGCTGCACGAGGCGCTCATCCTCGACGGCGGTCTGCCCGAGGAACTGTTCATCGGCATCGGCCAAGGCTGGCGGCTGGTCGGCATCATGAAGCTGGTCGAGCGCCGCCTCGCCAGCCGCACGCTCGTGCATTCGGGCTGCACGCTGATGGACTACTGCGTTGGCAACGCGCGGGTCGAAGAGCGGGGCAACGCCAGCCTCATCACCAAGGCAATCAGCCGGGGCAAGATCGACCCGCTGATGGCGCTGCTGGACGCGGCCGAATGCCTCGCGCTGGCGCGCGCCCCGGTCGACCCGGACGCCATGATCGCCCCGGTATAAACCCGGGATTCGTTGTCAAAGTGACATATGGTTTCCGGTGTTTTCCGGTTTTGTCGTAAAACTCGGGTTTTTGATGATCAGTTCACAGTTGTCAACGGAGGTCTATCGATGGGCAAGGAAGCCTTAGCAACCCTAGAGGCGCTGCCACCCGGCACGCCGGAACCACCGGAAGCCCTGAGCCGGATAAGAAACAAGGGCGTCGTTTTCAGGAGCGCGAAAAAGGTCCTCGTCTGTTGGGGCTGGCAGGAATGGAGAGTGGTGCGGCCGGCGCTCCAGAAGCACATCAAGGCCCACGGACGCAGGGACCTCGCGGCGGCCTTGATGGCAGCGCAAAAGCTCCTCCCCCTCGACATGCGCCGCAGCGACTCGTCCATCACCACGCAGTGCGCCACCAGCGCGAAGCCCGACGTCTTGGAGATCGTGGCCTTCCTTGTCGAGCAGCGCCGAACGGGCGGCCCCAACCCGCAGCCGCTCAAGCTGGTCCCGCCACCGCCCAAGGCCAAGGCTGCGCCTCCCAAGCCCGCACAGCGCGCTGCAGCGGCGCCAGCGCCCTCAATAGCCCCAACGCCCGCACCCGCTCCCATCGCCGCCGCAGCGGCCCCGTACGACCCCGCGCTGGCGGCCTTCATGGCGACGCCCATCGGCGCGCTGCTGCCGGGCCTGAAGACGTTCATGCTGCAGGCGGTACGCGATGCACTGGCGCCGCACCACGCGGCCATCGCCGAGGTGGTACGCACGGCGGTCATTGAGGTCATTGGCGGGCCAGCACCAGAGGCCACGACAGCCCCGCTGCCGGCCCCGGCGCCCGAGGTGGAGGCGATACCCGCACCGGCCTCAAAAGCGGCGCCAGAAGCGGACGTGGCACCTGCGGTCGACGTGACGCCGCAACTGGAGCAGATCGCCGCGCTGATGCCGCCCGCGCCCCACGACATGGAGTCGCAACTGGCGCTCGCGGCCAAGGCCCTCGGCCTGCCGGCCAGCAAGCGCGAGTCGGTGGTGGTCGTTGGCCTGCACCCGAGCGTCGAGCAGGAGGTGGAGAGGTTCTACGGGCGGGCCTTCCGCTTCATCTTCAAGCGCCCGGACGCGTTCAACGCCTGCGGCGACCTGCCGGCGTCGACCGACGCGATCCTGCTGTGCCGCAAGAAGTACCTGCCCGCCGAACTGTTGTCGGCCACCCGTCGCTACAACATTCCGACGTCGCACATTCAGAACAACTCGGGCGCGGTGCTCGGCGCGCTGCGCGAGATGTTCCCCGAGTCGGCTGGCGACATGCACATCCGGTGAGGCGCTGGACCATGACCCTGACCCCCGACGAGATCCAAGCCATGATCGATGCCGTGCCCGACCGTGAGTGGGACGGCTACGGCCCGGCCGAGGCATACCACCGCGCCGTGCGCGACATGGAGGCGCGCTTCCGCCAGATCGGCGTGGCCGAGGCGCAGATCATCGAACGCGACGCTGCCCTTCGCCAGATCGCGCGCGACGTGCGCCGCGAGTTCGGCTTCGACGCAAGCCCGCCATGACCGCCGGCCGCCTTGTCTTCCTGATGCCCATCGCGGCGATGCTCGTGCGCCCCGGGCGCTACGAGGTCACCAACGACGCCATGTTGCACGTGGGCCAGACTGTCCCCGTTGAGGTCGACGCCGAGGGCCGCTGCTTCCAACTCAACCCGGCCGGCGAGCGCGATGGCGAACTGGCCCGCGACGGCTGGACCGAAGACGCTCGCGCGGTCCTTCTCGAAAGGCCGCTGCCATGAACGCCGAGCGCGTCTTCTGCGCCGTCCTCGGCGGCGTCCTCGCCGCGTCGATGCCCGGCACGCTCGCCGGGCTCGTGGGCGTCTTCATGGTGGGCCTCGTCGCCTTCGAGTACTGGCTCACCCATCACAACCGATAGGAAGGAAACCATGACGATCCAATTCGACGAAACGATCCGCGCGGTCCTGTTCCGCTCGGGCGACGAGTGCGACTGGATGGCCGGCATCAACGAGCAGGCTGACGGCACCATCACCGTGCGCTATCGCATGCGCTACGACCACCCGGACACGAACCCCGACGAGGCGAACAGCGACAAGGACAAGCGAAGCTGGTACTCGATGCGGCTCAAGCCGCGCGACGGGAAAAGCCTCGCGGACGTGATCGTGGCGATCCAGAAGATCAGCGACGCCCTCGGCGCGAACGGGTTCACGCCCCCGGGCGGCGTCGCGACGAAGCTCGAACGCGGCTCGATGACCGTCGAGCAGTTCGTCGACGCATACCTCGCGCTTCCCTTCGCACGCGTGCGCCGCGTCAAGTTGCCCGGCGGTGCCGAGTTCGACGTCCACGGGGCGACTGGCGAAGTCACTCGCAAGAAACGCGTGGGCGAGCGATGACCCCGGGCGTCTTTCCCCCCGGCCCGTGGGACGACGAGCCCGACCACGAGGTGTGGCGCGAGGCGACTTCGAACCTGCTCTGCGCCATCGTGCGGCACGATGACTTCGGCTCGCTCTGCGGCTATGTCCGCATCCCGAAGGTCTGTCCGCTGCACGGCCAAGCGCGCGACGTCGTCGGCGAACTGGTGCGCGTCCACGGCGGGATCACCTTCGCGGACGAGGCGAACACGGGTGCGCTTCCGCGTGGCTGGTGGGTCGGCTTCGATACTGGTCACGGCTTCGACGAGCAGCCCGGGATGATCGCGTTCAAGGAGCAGTTCCGGCGCGAGCGGCCAGACCTTCATCACGACGACGATCAGCCGCCGGCGTTCCGCGACAAGTACCGCACGTGGGCCTACGTGCGCGCCGAGGTCGAGTCGCTGGCGCAGCAACTGGCGGCGCTGCCGAAGGACGCCCTGTGACCTTTCCGTTCGCCAACCCGCCGCCCATCGGCGTGGGCACCATCGAGCCGCAGACCGAAGCCTTCGTGAAGATGTGGCAGAACGCCACGCCAGCCCAACAGACCATGCTCGGCGAGGCGCACCAGCACTACGAGCGCGAGATCCAACGCTTCATCGACGAGGGCCACAACGGGCCAAGCATCGCCGCCTCGGTCCACGCCATGATCGACGCCAGCGTGAAACAGACGCTCAAGACGCCCAACGGACAGAAGGTCCAGTGCAAGCGCGGCTGCGCCGGGTGCTGCTCGCTGCATATCAGCGCCACGCGCGAGGAAGCCGCGCTGCTGCTGGTCTACACCGAGGCCAAGGGCATCGCGCTCGACTGGCAGAAGGTCGAGCGGCAGGCCACGTGGAACCTCGCCGAGTGGAATGAAGCCAGCGCGGCCGAACGGCGCTGCGTCTTCCTCGGCGCCGACAACGCGTGCCGGGTCTACGAGCACCGGCCAAGCGCCTGCCGCAAATATCTCGTGATGAGCGCGGCGAAGTACTGCGACACCGTGCGCTTTCCCGGCCACGAGGTCGCCATCCTCGCTCCCTTCGAAGGCGAGATCGTCGCCTCGGCCTCGCTGGCGGTGCTGGCGTCCGGGAGCCTGACACGCATGCTGCTGGAGGCCCGCCGCGATGGCACTGCCTGAACACGAGCAACCCGGGCACTGCCCGTACTGCCGGCGGGTCCATGAATGCGCCTCGGGCACCACCACCGAGGCGGCCCCGCTCGACGGCGACGTGAGTTTCTGCATCGGCTGCGGGCGCTTCGGCTTCTTTGACTCCAGCGTGGTGCCGGGCGGCGTGCGCAAGGCCACGCTGCAGGAGCAGGTCTCGCTCACCACCGACAAGAACTGCTTTCGACTTCGGTGGGCGTGGGAGCAGACCATCGCTCACTTGGGAAAGGTCAAACCATGAGGCTGCCGTACTGGCTGGTGATCTTCGTCTTCATGCTCAACCTCGGCCTCATGTTTTGGGCGCTGGAGAACCCACGCGAGCGCCGCCTGCCGTTCGTCTTCAGCATCGCGTTGTGCGTTGCGCTGCCGCACGTCCCCACCAAGAGGACCTTATGAAAATCCACCTCGACTACCGCAACCCCACGCCGAGTCATTGCGACGTGGCCTTCTTTCTCGACGGGGCGCTGGCCGGCACGCTGACGCTGCGGCAGAACGAACTGATCGGCTTTCAGCAGGTCATCGTCAACGGCATGCATTCGCGCTTCGACACGTTCGTGGCCACCGGCAACCCGGACCCGGTCGACGGGTGGGGCGAGCGCGTACTGGTGACGCCCCCGTGGCGCGCGGCGGACGCATGACCGGGTACGTGCTGGCCTGCGGGCCTTGTATCGCCTGTGGGCGCCCCTTCATGTTCAACCCGGTGCACGTGCCCTCATCCACGGCGCTTACTGGCCTGCGCGAGCCGCTCTGCCGTTCCTGCATGGACCGCATCAACGCGAAGCGCGCGGACATGGGCCTCGACCCGTTCCCGATCCTGCCCGACGCCTACGAGGCCGCATCCGAAGAGGACTTGCCATGACCGGGGACGCGACCCCGTGCGCGTGGTGCGGCGAGCCGATCCTGCCGGGCGACTTGCTGGCGCCCATTCATGGCACGACCGAGCATTGGGAGTGCGGACTTCGGTCCGTGGCCGGCGGCCTCAATCACCAGATGGGCACATGCACTTGCTGCGGCGGTACGGACCCGCCTGACCCGCCGGGCATGACGCGGCGGCAGGCTGCGCTGGCGGCGACCGACTACTACCTCAACAACTCGCCGTGGCGGACGTTCACGGACGGAGGGCCCGACGCATGAAGACCAACGGCCCCGGCAAATACGATTGGCTCGCCAGCCGCGCCCGACTGGAGAGCGACGCGGGGCTGGTCGCGGTGCTGGTGATGGGCGGCTCGCTCGGCCACGGCTTCGCGGTGCAGGCCCGCAACCCCGCGCTGGTGCGCCAGCTACCGGACATGCTTGAAGCGATGGCGGCCAACATCCGCCGGGAGAACGACCTTGCAAACGACCAACCCACCAAGCCAGACCAACCCGCTGCGCCCGGACCTGCCGACCCCGCCTGACCGGATCGCGCGCCTGCCCGTCGACAAGCGGGGCTTCCCGGTGCCGCGCTTTGTCGCGCTGGTCGACGGCGAGCCCGACCATCGGCTCATCGACCCGCGCTACATGCCGCACGCCGTGCGCCTCAACCAATGCTGGATCTGCGGCCAGACGCTCGGCGCCTTCAAGACCTTCCTGCTCGGGCCAATGTGTACGATCAACCGCGTCTCCAGCGAGCCGCCCATGCACCGCGACTGCGCGCTCTACGCGGTCACCGCCTGCCCGTTCCTTTCGAAGCCCCACATGCGCCGCCGGGACGCTGGCATGCCCGACGCACTGGTCGATCCCCCGGGCGGCTTCATCAAGCGCAACCCGGGCACGATGTGCGCGTGGACGACGCGCGGCTACAAGGCCGAGGTTCATCCCAAGGGCGACGGCACGCGCGGGCTACTCTTCTTCGTCGACGCGCCGACCGCGATGGAGTGGTTCCGCGAAGGCCGCGCTGCCACGCGCGAGGAGGTGGTGGAGGCCATCGCCAGCGGCCTGCCCGTGCTGAAGGAGGTCGCCGAGCAGGATGGCCTCAAGGCGGTCTACCACCTCGGCTTTCAGACTGGCGAGTTGATGAAGCTGCTCGACGCGTTCGGGCCTGCGCCCGCATGACCTACCCGGCCAAGATCATCGCCTCGGTGCGCTACGCCGGGCGCACGCCGATGGACCTGCGCACAACGCTGTGGATCGACGGCCAGTGCGTCGAGGGCGTCGTCGCGCTGGCGGTCAAGCCGGGCGCCGCGCGGAAGTACCGCATGGAGATCGAGGTGGAGGTCGACGACCTCGTCTTCTTCTTCCCGGACGGCACGCACCAGCGGGCGGTGGTATGAGGCCCGCGCCCCCGGCCATCGTGCGCGCCGTCGAGTGGCTGGTCGTACACCTGAAGCTGCCCTTCCTGCCGGCGCTGCCCTTTCGCACGTGGATGGCGATCTGCGGGATCACCTTCGCGGTCAGCCTCGCCAACGCAGCCGGCGGCCTGCTCGGCTTCTGGACGTCCAGCAACGACGTTGCCAACGCGGCGGTGCTGGTGTTCATCCTGCTCGCGGTGACCCCGCTCTACTTTCCGCCGCGCGTGGTCTTCGTCGCCTTCCGCCTCGACAGCGAGACCATCGGGTGGGTCGAGATCAACGAGGGCGACGCATGGGTGCTGCACCGCGAGCCGAACTGGCGCGTGCGCCGGCTGGTGGTCCAGAACGGCAAGGTCATCGAGGACCACGCGCTGGAGACGAAAGAAACGTGAAATAGTTATTATGGACTTTTGAAAAGCATGTTATAGTCCAGTCATCGCAACAACGAACCAACGAACGGACCTCACCATGTTTACCAAGCAAGCCATCGTCGCCACCTTCCCCGCCTACATGATCGCCGAGCGCGAAGCGGACCACACGGGCTACATCAACATCACCACCGCCGACCGCCTCGGCCTCGACAGCGGCAAGGGCTTCTTCCGCGAATACAGCCCGGGCAGCGTGGTCAGCTACGCCCTCGAATCCGGCCGCTGTCCCATCGAAGCCATCGAGCGCAGCACGGCCCGCAAGGAAGCCCTGCATTGGATCAACGCCTGCGGCTCGGCGCTGACCGCCCACAAGCAGGCGCAGCGCACGCTGGTGCAGGTTCGCTTCGGCATGAAGGTCTGCTTCGAAGGCCGCCGCTTCACCATCGAGAGCGACTGGAACAACAACCTCAAGCTGGTGCCGGTCGCCGCTGAAGAGAAGGCCGCCGCCTAAGACCAAACCGCCCGGCCAGCGCCGGGCGCCTCCAGCCCATGACCAACTCAACCCTGCGCGAGACCCGCTACGCCAACCTGCGCTACCACCAAACGCCGGCCGGCTGGCGCGTCGTCGACTGCCATGAGCCCGGCCGCTTCGCCGACGTGGGCCCCATCTACGCGACCCGCGCCGAACTGCTGGCCGACCTCGACCGCTACGCCAGCGAGACGTGGGGCTACGCATGAAGCCGATCAGCGTCGCCCTCTACACGGCCGCCAACGGCCGCGAGGCGCTGTCGATAGACGGCGAACTCGCAACATTGCAGGCGCTCGTCGGCGGCTGGATCGAGGCGCTGGCGATGCCCGACGGGCTCACGCTGGTGTGCAACGAGGAAGGGCGCCTGCAGGACCTCCAGCCCCACCACGCGGTCCTGCTGGCGAGCGGCGTGCCGCAGGTCATCGTGGGCGACTTCTTCGTCTGCCGCACGACCGGGAGCAACTTCGCCGGGCTGCGTCCCGGAGATCTCGTGCTGCTGGACCAGTACGTGCGACCGATGGCGTGAAATGGATAACATGCTAATTTGAAAAGCATGTTATACTTGCGTCATCGCAACCCGAAAGGCACTGACAATGACCGCTACCCACATCACCGCCGCCGCGCAGGAATACCACCAGCGCGCCACCGCCATCGACGAGCAGATCGCCCGCATCATCGACGGCCTCGAAGCCCACAAGGCCAAGGCCGCGCTGAAGCCGGCCGACTGGTGCTTCGCTGGCGACCTCGGCTACTACCTCACGCAACTGACCGGCGTCGCCGACAGCCTGCACAAGACTGGCGAGTACGCGGTATGAAAGCCACGTTCAAGGCGGTCAACGCCGCCATCGCCGCCAAGGGCTACAAGGCCGAACTGATCAAGGGCGCCGGCTACTTCTACTTCGTCGGCGACGACGTGCGTATCGACGCCCCGAGCACCTACACCTACCGGCTGACCGACTTCACGGTCGAGGAGTGGATGGCCGAGTTCGCGGCCTGCGTCGACGCCAAGCCGGCCAGCACCGCCAGCCTGATCGACGTGCTCAACGACCCCGAGGGCCGCGCGCAGGTCGAGGCCATCGAGGACATTCTGGTGTCCCTGCGCAACCGGCCGGACGACGCGGTGCTCCAGCGCCTGCTCGCTGGCGCGCGGGCCAGCCTGAAGGCGAGCCACGGCTATGACTACGGAGGCGCGGAATGAAGCCTTGGATCGTCACCTACTACAACCCGGTCACCGAGAAGCGCCACGTGCTGATCGACGACATCGACGAGCACACGGCCGACGCGGTGGTCGACCGCTTCGGCGACGAGGGCGACCAGTACCACCGGCTTCCCGAGGTGCGCAAGGAGCGCGCGGTCGAGGCGACGGAGGGCGCGCAATGAGCACGAAGAAGCTCTACGCCGAGATCGACGTTCGGGCGAAGGACGCCGAGGGCTGGCCGGCGGTCGTCCCGGCCATGACCGAGGACGAGGCCATCCGGGCTGCGCGGCGCCTCTGGCGCTACTCGCTCGGCCAGACGTTCACGGGCGTGGTCAAGGTGACCAGCGGCAACCGGCGCAACCGGATCGCGTGGGCGGGTTCGACGCGTGCCATCCACGTGAACCCGTCGCGCGGGTGGAAGCACCTCGTGCATGAACTGTCGCACTGGCTGGACTACGTCGCCAACGGCACCTCGCAGCATGGCAAGCACCACGCGCGCTTCGAGGCGAAGCTGGTGCGCGAGGTCGTGCGACGCGGCTACCTCGACGGCAAGCTGGCGACGCCAGACAAGCCCGAGCCGGCGCCGCTGCCGGCCGAGGACGCCAAGCTGCTCGGCCAGCGCAAGAAGCTCGACGCGCTACTGGCGCGCGCGGCCCGATGGGAGGCCAAGCGCAAGCGCGCCGAGAACGCCCTGAAGAAGATCGGCAAGTCGGCGCGCTACTACGAGCGGGCCATCGAGAAGGCTGCCGCCGATGCGTGAAATAGTTACTATGGCACTTTGAAAAGGATGTTATACTTATGCCATCGCAACGAACTACTGAAGCACTGACATGACACAAGCCACCGCCACCCGCCGCCCGGCCCTGCACATCGAATTTGACACGCGCAGCTATGTGCGCTCGCACGGCCGCGAACCACGCGGCACCGGCTCATGGGCCTTCGAGTTCAACGACGAAGCCGCGACGCACTGGGTGCCGGGCTCGCGCACCTACACCGAGGCCAAGAAGTACATCAAGGCCCTCGTGCTGGCGAACGCCGCCGAGCACCTCGAAGCCGCCATCATCACCATCCTGCCGTAAGGCAGAAGGACCTCCAGCCATGAAAGACGAAGCCAACAGCCCGCGCCCGCCGGGCGACCGGGGGCAAGGCCGCATGGCCTACGCGCCGGAAGACAAGCGGCGCCCGCGCAGCATCGCGTTGACCGACGCGCAGTGGGAGCAGTTCCGCGCGCTCGGCACTGACTGGCTGATCGAGAAGCTGGCCGACGACGTGAAGCCATCGCTGACCGCCGCCGAGCGCCGCGAACTGTCCAAGCTGCGCGCCTTCGCTTTCGCGGTCAAGCAGCACGCCAGCGCGCTCGGGAAGGTCACCGCCGCATGAACGACGAGATCGAGCGGGCCATCCGCACGCTCATGGCCCTCCAGCAGCGAAGCCGGCGCCAGCGCGCACAGACGGCCTCCACGCGCGCCGGCAACGCCTACTTGGACGTGACCCGCCACCTCGACGGTGCGGTGCGCTGTCTGCGCCAAGCCACCTTCAGCGTGCAGGAAGCCGAGACGGCCGAGCACGCGCCCCGCATCCCCGGGATGCCCTACTAACCTTTTCCAACCACCAACCGATAGGCACTGACATGACCACCACCACCAAGCTCCCCCACGGTTTTTTCCGCGCCCCGCGCGAGTTTCTCGACAACTTCGAGTGGTACAACCGTGCCCAAACCGCCGCGCTGGAGTTCGCGCTGGCCTGCGCCGAGGACGCCGCGCGCAAGGCCCGGGGCGAGCCCGAGCCGCCTGCACCCAATGGCGACTCGACGCTGCGCCCGAAGACCCTCACGGACTGGATGTTCCGCCAAGCCCTGATCAGCGCGGTCGAGGACGCCTACGAGGCCGGCGGCAAGGCCGCAGCGAAGGCGCTGGCGAAGGAGGCGGCGTGAAGCTGAAGCTCATCGCCGGCCTTGCGCTGGCGCTCGTGCTCGCCGCGTGCGACAGCGGCTCGGGCCGGGCATCGTCCCCGGCGGCTTCCCTCGCGCCCGTCAGCGCCCCGGCTCCCAAGGGCTGCTCGGCGGCCGGCTTCGAGATCGTCAGCCACAACGCCCGGCGCGACGACAGCGGCTTCCTTGACGACGACATGATCGTCTCGGCCTCCGTGAAGAACAACAACCCGGTCGCGTGCGCCGCGAAGATCGAGGTCGAGGTCCGCGACAGCGCGGGTAAGGTGATGGGCACCGCGAGCGGCTGGACTGGCAGCGAGAACTTCGCGCCCGGCGACACCCGCAACGCGGACGTGATCGTGCCCAAGGCGCTCGCCGCGCTCGGCCCGGCCTACGGGGTGCGGGCGGTCGAGTCGGTCATCTGGTGAGGCGCGATGAACTTCGATCTGAAGCGGCCCTGCAAGGACTGTCCCTTCATCATCGACACGTCGATGGCGCTCTCGCCCGGGCGCATGCTCGGGATCGCCGAGGCCCTGCGCGACGACTGGACGGTCTTCCCGTGCCACAAGACGACGCACCTGCGGGGCGACGACGAGGACGATGGCGAGGACGATGCGCCCGGCTACACCTACGACGGCAGCGAGCAGGCGTGCATGGGCGCGCTGGCCTTCACGCTGCGCGAGCACGGCATGCTGCCGGTGATGGCGCGCATCGCCTGCGCGCGGGGCACGCTGGACGTGGCGACCATCAAGGCCAACGAGCCGCTGGTGGAGCAGCCGGGCAACTGGCCGACCAACTGACCCCACCGATTGAGTACCGCACTGTCTGCGCCCCCCGGGGACCGGGACGCAGGCGGGGTGATCTTGCCCCCCAACCCGATTAGATGGACTGATCGATATGAAACGACTTCTCTGCCCCGCCCTCGCGGCGGCCTCCCTCATCACAACCACCGGCTGCGCCAACATGACCGACGAGCAGCGCGCCGCTCTCGGTGGGGCCATCGTCGGCGGCCTCGCCGTGGCGGGCGCTGTGGTGGCCTCACAGCCGCGCTACTATGCCCCGCCGCCGGTGGTCTACGTGGCCCCGCCCCGGTCAACGACCTGCCAACGCTTCGGGAACACCGTCCATTGCAACTCGTGGTAATCCGCCAGCACCCGACCGTCGAAGATCTCCAGCGCCGCATGCGCGATGCCCGCGCGCGTGGCGACGAGCGCGAGATGGTCACGGTGATGGAGCAACTGGCGCGAATCGAGATCCGCGATCTGACGCCAGAGCAGCGCGCAGTGCAGGAGGAGTTCATTGCCAAGCAGACCCGGCTCCCGTAGCATCGCCTGCCTCCGTTCTTCACGACGATAGACCTCCAGCCACCCCGGCTCACCCCGGGTGGCTTTTTTTTCGTCCCGGGCAGACACTCCGCGTTTTCCACTTCCGAGGGGACCGACCGTGAACCTTTCGCTGACCAACACCACGCAGGAGCCCGAGACCATCGCGGCGCCCGATGGCTCCTTCGCCGACGCGCTGACGCCCGGCACGCCCTACGACCTCAACAACGCGGCCGAGGTCCTCGTCATCGGTGACAAGCCCGACGTGCGCGAGCAACTCCAGCAGGCGGCCAGCGTCATCACCGGGGTGGTGAAGCACCTCCTCATGCTGATCGCGGGGCGCAAGCAGCAGCAGCAGTACGCGGCCGAACTGGTCGACGTGACGATCCTGAACCGGGGCGAGAAGGCGGTCCGGGTGATCCTTGGGGACGGCACCACCGACGTGGAGATCGAGCCGGGCGAGTCGACGCGCTGCAAGGCGCTCGGCTACCTCGAACTGCGCGAACTGGGCGACCTCGACCAGTCGCAGGTCGACGGCGGGACGCAGACGGCGCTGGCCTGAGACATGGCGAAGTGGCGGTGCCCGGCCTGCGGGCATGAGGTCGAAGCCCTCCTGCGTCCGGGAGCGGCATCGGCGCCCGTCACCGTCTGCGTCCACAACAACGCGCCGGCCAAGCTGACCAGCACCAGCAGGGACAACGCGGACGGGAGCCGGGCTATCGACATCTACATTGAGGCCAAAGCTCGGCCCAAGCCTCCGCCGCAGCAACCTCCGGTTTGACGGGCCTCGTGGCGCGCTGCACAATCGCGCGCAAAGATTCACTGAGGACGCCTCCATGAGCCCAACCCGGCAACGCCCGGGTCGCTCGGAGCGCCAGCAGTCTCGCAACGGTGGTACCCCGCAGCAGCAGGGTCGCGTCAATCCGGCTTCACAAGCTGGTGCGCCGCGTGACCGCCGACCCCCGCAACCGCAATCCGGTCGCTGACCTCGACCCGCTCGGCGTCTGCCGATCCACGCTCGCGCTGGAGAACGCCGAGGTCATCCGCTCGCCCACGGCCGGCGGTGCTCCACGCTTTGTCATCTCCACCGATCAGGTCGACCTGCATGGCGACATCGTCGTGCAGGCCGGGCTGGTGCCGGTCGAAGACCGCATCCCGGCGCAGGTCGACCACTCCGGGAAGATGCGCGACCTGATCGGGTACTGGAAAAACATCAAGACCGAGTCCAAGCGCACGCTGGCCGACCTCGTGCTCTTCGACCCCGGCGTCTCGAAGATGGCCGACATGATCCGGGCGCTGCACGAAGCCGGCATCCGCATGGCGGCCAGCATCGGCTTCCACCCCGACCTTGAGGACGGCGGCTACGAGTTGCTGCGCGACCCTGCGAACGACTGGGTGACGGGCGTGAAGTACCTGCGCGCGAAGCTGGTGGAGACCTCGGTGGTCGTTGTACCCGCGAACCCGGGCGCGCTGTCCGTTCGCAGTCTGGACATTGCCAAGCACTTCGGCATCAGCGCCGAGCGCATGCAGAAATTTGTCGTAAGCGAGTCATCGCAGCAGCTGCTGCGCCAGATGCCCCGCCACGACGCACTGGCCCGAGCCGCAGCAGCGGTGCAGAAGGCCGATGCCATCCTGAAAGGGGTCCCATCATGACCCTCGCAGAAAAGCTCATCGCCAAGCGTGGCGAGATCGTCGCCAACAAGGACGCGCTCACCGCACTCACCACCAAGGACTCGCTGGACGACTCCGAGATGGTTCAACTGGACGAACTGACCTCGACTTCCGAGCGGCTCGCCAAGGAGTACGCCGCTTATGACCGCGCCGAGAAGGCGCTCTCCGCTGGCGCGCTGCCGGCGTTGAGCGGTGCCCCGGCCGCTCGCAGTGCCCCGGCCACCGCTGGCGCCCCGGCGGTGCTGACGCGGGGCTTCCGCAGGGAAGTGAACCCCATCGACATCCTCGTGCGCAGCGCGCTGATCGCGCTGGACTCGAATGTGACTCGCGAACCCGTCGAGTCGGTCATTGCCCGGCGCTATCCCGATGACCTGCACGTGATCGAGACCTCCAAGCTGCTCGTCTCGTGGGGCGCTGGCCCGAACGGCATCGTCACGCGCGCGGCGCAGACGCCGGCCATGACCAACGTGCAGGGATGGGCGCAGGAACTGGTGCGCGAGGGCTTCGCCGCCTTCATGGACGCGCTCGAAGTCGAGGCGATCGTCCCGCGCCTGCCGCTGGACAAGTACGAGTTCGACCTCTACGGGAAGATCACCATCCCGTACCGCGAAGCCGGCCAGAAGCCCGACCTGCGCGGCACCTTCCGCGCCGAGGGCGCCCCGATCCGCGTGGGCCGCACGACCGTCAAGAGCAAGTCGCTCACCCCGAAGTCGATGGGTGTGATCGGTGAGTTCACCAAGGAACTGCTGCGCCGTTCGACGCCCAACATCGAAGAGGCGGTCCGCAAGTGGATGCTGGAGGACACGGCCATTGCGCTCGACGGCATCTTCTTCGACGCCGTTGCCGGGACCTTGATCCGCCCGGCTGGCCTGCGCAACGGCATCGCGCCTGAAGACACCGGCGCCTCCTCGGGCAACCTGCCCAACAACATCGACGCCGACCTGATGGCCCGGATCTCGGTGCTGGCGAAGTACAACATGCTCAAGCGCCCGGTGTGGGTCATGAACCCGGTGAACGCCATCGCGCTCTCCTTCGCCAAGACGGCGACGGGCGACACGGCCTATCCCTCGATGAACACCGAGGGGCAGGGCACGCTGGCGAAGATCCCGGTCTACGCATCGACCACGATGCCCGCCGACGTGGTGTTCCTGCTCGACGCGGCCTTCGTCGGCTTCGCTGGTGGCGCCCCGATCTTCGAGGGCTCGGACAGCGCCACGGTCCACGAGGAAGACGGCGAGCCGAACGCGGACGGCGTGACTGGCGACACCGTCAAGCCCATCGACACGGCGGCGCCCGTTCGCTCATGGTTCCAAACCAACAGCGCGGGCGTGAAGGCCACGTGGGAGATCGACTGGGCAACCGAGCAGGCGCACGCGGTGCAGGTCATCACTGGCGTGGCGTGGGGCACGCCGGCTGCGGCGTAAAGGACACGCAAAATGGCCGAGTCCGCCAAGTCCTCAAAGGGCGTGTCGATGTACCTCTCGAAGGGGGGGACCGAGCCGGCCACCGTCAAGCCGACGGCGATCAGCAAGGCCAACCCTGCGGTGGTCACCGCGCCCGCGCCAGCCGCACCCGCTCCGGCCTATGCGCCGGGGCAGGTCATCTACATGCACGACACCGGGTTCACGGAACTCGACGAGAAGTTCTTCACCATAGACGCGGTGGTCGACGCGACGGGCTTCTCGCTGCTCGGCTCCGACACGACCGACAGCAAGGGCGTGCTCGGTGCCAACGCCGAGTTCGAGGTCTACGACAACGCGAACCTGATCAAGATGTGCTTGAACAACTTTGCGTTCAACCTCGAAGCCCCGGGCACGATCCCGGCCGGCACGTACTGCAACCCGACCGCGACGCTGCCCTCGACGGCGACCGCTGTCGGCGGTGCGACGCTGGGCGGCTGGATCGACAAGGACGACCTCGCCTATCGGGAGTTGCTGCTCGCGGAAGAGGACGGCGAGACCCGGGTGTTCGTGATCGTGCTTCCGCAGAATCAAGGCGAGATCATTTCGTCGATGACGATCTCGGGGATCACGTGGGATATCCCGCTGGAGGGCGGGATGGCCTTCACGGCGACCGGTGTCCTGCAATCGAAGCCGCGCCATATCTTCGCGGCGGTCGAGGACCCCGAGGCGCTCGCCGCGCCGGTCAGCGAACCGAGCACCGGCCCCGCGCCGATCCCGCCGGCACCACCGGCCAGCCCGCCGGAGACCGTCGAACCCGCGACCGCTTGAACTGGGGTGTGCATTCTTTCTCCTCCTACCTCCTCTTTCCTCGCACACCTTTTGGGGCCGGTCCGGTCGTATCCGGCCCGGTCCCTTTTTCATTCTTGAAGGAGTCCCGCGATGGCCACCAGTACCACCAAGACGAAACCGGCGCCGGCACCCGCACCCGCCGCCGACGCGATCAAGGCGGCAAGCGCACAGCCTGTCGCCGCGCCCGCTGCGCACCCGCCAATGAGTGCCTACGCCAACGCGTGGGTCTACCGGCCGAAGGTCGCGCTCGCGGGAAACCGGACCGGCTTCGTCTGGGTCCTCAAGGCTGACCTTGCGACGATGATCGCGGCCGGCGATGCGGTCGACCCGTACACCACGCCCTACCTGCCTGCGATCACCAACACGCCGGCGCCGGCGCCGGCACCCGCTCCGGGTCCGGCACCCGCTCCGACGTCTATCGCGATCCTGTCCTTCTCGGCCGAGAGTCCGACGCGCTGCACGGTGAGTGCGGCGGACGCTGCGAAGCTGGCGAACGGCGCCACGGTCACGGCCACCGCGTTTTCCGCGCCGCACGAGGATCTCAACGGCTCCAGCGGCACCGTGGCCAACCTCACCACGCAGGACTTCCAACTGCAGGGCGTCGATATGACTGCCGTCGACGTCGGGGGCGTGACCGCCACGGCCACGGTCAGCTAAGAGGGCCCGCGCTGTGGCCTTCACTCTGGTGCCCTCGGGCTTTACCTCGCTGGTCGCGCGGGTGCGCAAGTCGTGGGAAGCGGCCGAGGGCTCGTGGCGCGGCCCGTTCTTCGGGCAGGGCGAGTTGACCGGCGCGACGTTCGAACTGGGCGCCATCGAGGACGGCTTCCAACGCAACCTCGCGGTGCCGACTGGCGGCGCCCGGCTGATCCCGATGGTGTACGCGGCGGTCATGGCGAACGCGAAGGCGGGCGCGACCTGCTGGCCCAAGCACATGCGCGAAAGCACGCCGGGCAGCAAGAAGTTCGACCAGATCACCACCAGCCCGGCCTCGCGCATCTTCCGCGAGGCCAACCCGTACGAGACGTGGCCGGTCTTCCTGCTCAACATGCTCGCCACACTCGGCTTCGACGGCCAAGCCTACGCGCTGGCGGTGCGCGATGACCGGGGCGCCGTGAAGCAGCTGCACCGGATGCCACGCGGCACCATGTCGCCGCGCATCAGCCCCGTCGACGGCAGCGTCTTCTATGGCGTGGGCGGCAATCAGTTCCTGCCCGACCTCGATGGGCTGGACTACGTGGTGCCGGCGCGCGACGTCTGGCATCTGCGCCAGCACTGCCCGCGCCACCCGCTCATGGGCGAGCCGGCCTGCAACGCGGCGGCTCTGGCGATGGGAACCAACGTCGCGCTCTCGCGTTCGCAGGCGGTCTTCTTCGCGCGCATGTCGCGGCCCTCGGGCGTGCTGGTGAGCGACCAGCAACTCAATCAAGACCAGATGACCCGGCTGCGGGCCAACTGGGATGCGCAGTCGGCCAAGCTGGCGCAGGGCGGCGTGCCGATCCTTGGCAACGGCGTCAAGTGGGTGGGCATGGCGCTGTCCAGCGAGGACTCGCAACTCACCGAGGCGCAGCGCATGTCGGGTGAGGACATTGCCCGGGTGTATGGCGTGCCGCTGCCGGTGGTGGGCGAGTTGTCGCACGCGACCATGACCAACGTCGAGCAGCTGGTGAGCCTCTGGCTTTCCACCGGCCTCACTTCCCTGCTGGAGTTGATCGAGCGCGACTTGAATCGCCTGTTCGGCTTCGACGGTTATGGCGAGTACGTCGACCTCGACCCGAAGGCGCTGCTGCGCACCGACTTCGCCGGGCGCATCGAGGCGCTGTGCAAGGGCATCCAAGGATCGCTCTTCAAGCCCAACGAAGCGCGCGCCTTCGAGGACCTCTCGCCGGTCGACGCGGGCGACAAGCTCTACGCGCAGGCGCAGATGCAGGAACTGGGCACCAAGCTGGAAAGCGCGACCGCGCCGGGCGACGCCGCTGGCGGCACAGCCCCGCCGACCGTGGCCGACCCGAACGCCGAGCCGGCGGCCAACGACGACAGCGCGCAGGCGCCGAACGCGGCCGATGCCAAGGCGTGGGCCGAATGGGCGGTCGAGCGGGCCATGAAGCGCGCGCTCGCCGCGCCAGAGGAGATCTCGCCATGACCGCCGCCGCCGCTGCCGTTCGCCTGCCCGACATCACCACGCTCGACGCGGTCGGGGGAATCCTCGGGCGCGAGTTGGGCACGCGCGACGCCCGGCTGAAGGCGCTCGAAGACCGCGAGCCCATTCCCGGCCCACCCGGACCGCCCGGGCCACCGGGACTGGCGCAGGAAGGCCCGCCGGGGCCTCCGGGTGCGTCGATCAAGGGCGACCCGGGGGAACCGGGCCAGCCCGGGCCTGCGGGCCCACCGGGCGAAGCTGTGGCCGGGCCGCCGGGCCCGCCCGGGGAAAGCGTCAAGGGCGATCCGGGCGAGCGGGGTGAACCCGGGCCGCCCGGGGCCAGCGTGGAGGGCCCTCCCGGGCCCGCTGGGCCGCCCGGCGAAAGCGTGCGGGGGGATATGGGCCCTCCGGGCGATCAGGGCGCCACGGGCCTGTGTGGGGCTGGCATCGATTCCCCGGCATGGGCGCCCGGCATCCACCGCGAGGGCGTGCTGGTGCAGCACCACCTCGGGCAGCACTTCCGCGCCCGCAAGGACACGGCCAGCGAGCCGCCCGGCGAGGACTGGGAGCGCATCGGCACCGCCGGCTTCCGGCTGGCCGGCGGCTTCATGGAAGGGCGCCAGTACCTCGAAGGCGATCTCTTCGTGCGCGACTATGGCCTGTTCGTCTGGAGCGCCGGTGAGGCCCACCTGTGGGCCGGGCGGGGCGCCAAGGGGGACCCGGGCCCGCGTGGCATCCCGGGCCAGAACGGTGCCCCGGGCAAGGCCGGCGACGATGGCGCCAGCATCGAAGCCTTCGAGGTGCGCGGCTCCAAGGTGGTCATCGTCCAGCGCACGGCCGGCGGCGAGATGCGCGACTTCGTGGTCGACCTTGTGCCGACGCTGGAGGCCACGCTGGAGATCTTTCAGAACCGGCTCGAGATCGAGGTGCAGCGCATGGAGGAGCGATTCGACGTGCGGCTGGCGAAGGCGCTGGACGGCCGCGTGGTGGTCGAGTCGAAAGACTGGAGGGCGCCGAAGTGACCCGCCCGCCCGCGCTCCTGCTCACGCTCGCCTTCGCGCTGGTGCTGGTCGCCTGCGGGACGACCGCGAGCAGCAAGCGCGACCTCGAAGTCGAAGGCACGCTGCCGCGCGCCATCGGGCTCGGCGCCTTCGCCTCGTCGTGCCTCTTCCTCTGCTACGTCCGCGCGCAGACCACGCAGGGCGACGTCGTGCGCGAGGACGCTGGCGCCGACTCGATCACCGTCCACCGCGAAGCGACCGAGGACATTCATGGCAACGCGGGCAAGCCGAACAAACCGCGCCTCGCCGTCAAGCCGGCCGCGAAGAAGGAGTAACGCCATATGGTCTCCCTGATCTTTCTCATCGCCGCCGTCGTGCTCTTCGTCCTCGCGGCGGTCGGCGTGCCCTCGCCACCGAAGTTCAACTTCATCGCGGCGGGGCTGGCCTGCTTCGCGCTGTCCTCGCTGCTGGTGGGGCGCCTGCCATGACGTGGGACATCGCCACCGCCAAGCGCCGGCTCGGCATCCCGACCGACAACACCGACAAGGACGACGACATCAAGAGCGCGATGGATGGCGCACTGGCGGCGGCCGAGTCGTACTGCGACCGGCGCTTCCTGAAGCAGGATGACGTGCAGGAGTTCACCCCGCCATACGCTGCCACGCTGCTGGTGCGGCGCTACCCGCTGGTGAGCCTGACCTCGCTGGCGCCGCTGGACCCGCAGCCCGACCCTGCGCCGGACCCGATTGCCATCCCGCAGCAGTGGCGCATGGACAAGAAGCACGGCATGGTCTTCGTCGTCGGCATGGCTCCCTACATCGACATGCTTGCCCCGGTCGGCTCGACGCCGCCGCCGGCCAACGTGTTCATGGTGGGCGGGCGGCCCGGCTTCATCCTGTCCTTCGTCGGCGGCTACGACCCGCTGCCGGCGGATCTCGAAATGGCGCTGTGGATGGTCTTCGACTCGGTGTGGGGCGCGACGCCGGGGTGGGGCGCTGACGCCGGCACGCAGGGCGGTGGCGTGGTGAAGGGCTTTGGCATCGACGGGATGCGTCTGGACTACGACAACACCACCGGCAGCGGCTCGGTCGGCTCGGGCAAGGTCGACGCATGGGGCGTGCTGCCGGCCAACGCTGTGGGCATCCTCGACTCGTATCGCGCCGAGTCGGCCGCGCTCGGGGGCTGATGGTGAACGTCCTTGCCCGCGACTACAGCCGCGAGTTTGCCAAGGCGCTCGCGCGCATGGGCACGCCCGGGACGTTCGGCCGCGCCAAGGACGCGCCCGGCACGCCCGGGCTGGCGCTGAAGTTCCTCATGAAGCACCCGGGCCTGCGCGACGACGCCATTGTCAACAGCTACGGCATCAACGCGCAGATCATCACGCTGCCGCCGCTGGCCGAGTTCCTCGACACGCCGCCCGAGAAGTTCGATTGGGTCATCGAGGCCGGCACCGCTGGCAAGGACCTGCCGTACGTCTTCGACTCGGTGGTGCGTAAGGAGTTTGGCGGCGTGCTGATCGCATGGACCGCCTTCGTGCGCGGAAAGGGAGCCTGACCATGTCGAGCCTCTATGTACGCGACACCGTCCGGGGCTGGCTCAAGTCGGCCAGCGGGATCGTCCTGCCGTTCTTCGACACCATCAACGCCGAGGTTGACCCGCCGCTGCTCAACGCCCCGTGGTCGACGCTCGTTTTCGTCTCGGCCAACTCCACCAAGATCACCTACTGCGGCCTCATGGAAGAGCGCGGGACCTTCGACTTCGTTGCGCTCGGCCAAGCCGGCGTGGGCGACCGCGACCTCATCGCGGCGGCCGAGAACGATGTGGCGATCCTGCTGGCGCAGATCGATGCGCCGCACCGCCTCACGCTCCTGCGCGCGACGCCGCCCGAGGACTTCCTGCAGGCCGGCTCGACGCCTTGGTACACGGTGTCGATGGTCATCGATTACCTCTACGAGCAACCCATTTCAGGCACGACCGCGACGGTCAACAAAGGAGCAAATCATGCAGCTGCGTGAGAAGAAGGTCGGTCCCTACACCATCCGCGAACTCTCGATGCGCGAGACCATGCGGATCATGCGCGAGATCCCCGATGGCCCCGAGCACCGCGAGGCGCGCGGCGCGGCGATGCTTGGCGCCAGTGTCACCAACGGCTCGGGTAAACCGATGGGCGAGGCGGTCCTCGACGTCGGCGCGTCGACGTACTCGCTGCTCATGGCGGCGCACAGCCAAGTGAACGAGACCCCGACCTTCGAGCCCGTCGAAGGTGACGCGGGAAACGGCTAACCGCGCTGGAGCGCGGTCTTCATCAACTCGCGATCACGCTGCACAAGACGGTCGGCGAACTCCTCGACACCATGACCCCAACTGAATACGCCACGTGGAACGTCTACTTCGAAGAGCAGGCAGTCCATCGCCAGCGCGCCGAGAACCGCGCGAAGGGCGTCGTCGACTTCACCGACCCGAAGGCGTCAGCGCAGTTGATCGGCATGGTGCGCGGCGGCGTCGCTGGCGCAAGCGGCAGGGCCCGCCCGAAGGTGCGCGAATGACCGACTACGCCGTCACGATCCCGGATGGCCCATCGGCGTTGCTGCCCGTCGTTGCCTCGAAGACGATCCGCGCGCGCGATGGCAACGTCGGCGAGAAGCTCAAGCTGGACGTGACCGGGTGGGGCATCAATCAGATCCGCGAACTGCTCGTGGCCATCACCGGCAACGAGATGCAGGCGCAGATAAACATCCAGAACCCGCCGGCCTTCGCCGAGGTCGACGGCATGCGCGGTCGCGGTATTGCCAATGCACAGAAGAAGGTCACCGTCTCCTTTGGCATGCGCCTGAAGGTGCAGGCGTTGAACGAACTCAAGCGCGCCCTGATGGCGGCCATCGGGCACTCCACGCGGCGTGACTCGGGGCGGCTGTCGAACCCGGCGAACTGGGAGTTCCGCTATGTGCGCAACGGCCGCGCGACCGCGCTTCCGCTGTCGGGCGCCTCCGGTATTCCGATGGGACAAAACGACTTCATCACGCTCATGCCCAAGGGGGTCGTCAATGGCGAAGGCACCGCGTATGCGACCGCAGTGAACAAGCGCGTGACCGGCTCGGGGAAGCTGTCGTTCCGGCGCACCGCGAAGGGCAAGGTCAGGAAGCACGATCAGGGGATCGGCTTCTTGGCGCTGGCTGCGCGCGCGGCGGGCGCCTCGCAACTGTTCTCGGGCTTCAACGTGCTCTCGGGCTTCACCGAGAAGTACGCGCTCCCGGGCGAGGTCGTCAACCGCCGGGGCCCGGTCTCGCACGGGCCGTTCCGCACCGGCTACATCAAGATCAGTCCGAAGACGGGCAAACGGTAAGGGGGCGACCGTGGACGAAGGACTCAAGCGCCTCATTGAACTCGGCGTCAACGCGACGCCGGCACTGAGCGAACTGGACAAGGTCAGCGGCGCGGCGAAGAAGGCCGGCGACGACGTGGGCGGCGTGCAGGGCCAGTTGACCAACTTCGCCGATACGCTCAAGGGCGTGTTCGCCGGGCTCGGCATCGCCGAACTGGCGAAGCAGGCGGTGGAGGGCTTCTTCAGCATGGTCGACGCCATCGACCAGATGGGCAAGAGCGCGCAGCAGCTTGGCGTCACGGTCGAGAAGGCGCAGGAACTCCAGTACGCGCTCTCCTTCGCCGGGCTCAAGGACGGCGACAGCATTGCCATGCTCGGGCGTCTCTCGGACAAGCTGGCCGACATCGGCGACACCAGCAATGACACCTCACGCAAGCTGCGCGAGATGGGCATCGCCGCTGGCGACGACGTGGAGACCGCGATCAAGAAGATGGCCGACGTCTTCGCGAACGCCCCGGACGGCATCGACAAGACCGCGCTCGCCATCGAGATCTTCGGCAAGAAGGTCGGCCTGCAGATGGTGCCGTACCTCAACGACGGGGCCGACGCCATCGAGGCGGCAATGAAGCAGGCGGGAGCATTCGGAGAGGTCAGCGCCGAGACCGCCAAGCAGGCGGCCGACTTCAACGACAACATGGCCCGGCTGAGCAAGGCGATGCAGGCGATTGGCTATGTGATCGCCGAGTACCTCCTGCCGCCGCTGTCCTCGACGGTCGAGTGGATCGTGAAGAACATCGACGAGATCAAGAAGTGGGGCGGTCTCATCATCAAGATCACCAGCCCGGTCTTTACGCTGGCCTCGGCCGTGACGACGCTCAAGAACGCGTTCTCCGGGAGCGTCGAGGTCGCCACGGACGGCGTGAACACGTTCGCTGGCGCGGCGAAGGCATACGAAGAAGCCGCAGCGAAGGCGGGCAAGACCGGCGTCATTCCCGGCGCGCAGAGCGACCTCGACAAGGCGGCCGACAGCGCCAAAAAGGCGGCCGACAAGTTCGCGCTTCTGCCCAAGGAGATCGACCGCCTGCGCACCGAGATGGGCAAGCTGGACCCGACGGTCGGCGACAACGCGCTGGTGATCGAGTCGTACAACCGCCAGATCGATGCGATGCAAAAGACGCTCGACGGCGCGACGCCCAAGGCCGCCAAGCACGCGAAGGCGGTCAAGGAGGTCAAGACCGAATACGACAAGTGGGTCGAGTCGATGATGAAGGCGCAGACGCAGACCGACGACTCGGGCAAGGAGATTGCGTGGCTGCAGCAGAACCTCGCCGCGCTGGCGGCCACGGGCGACACGTCGAGCGTCGCCTTTCAGAAGTGGTCAAAGGAGTTGCGCACGCTCCAGCCCGACGCCCTCGCCGACGCGCTGGACAAGATCAACAAGTCGGCCAAGGAGTTTGAGACGGCGCCCGGGATCATCACGGGCATGCAGATGGCGCTCGAAGGGCTCGAAGGCGCCGGGAAGGGCGCGAGCGAGCAGGCGGTCCTGCTGCGCAAGGAGATCGAGAAGCTCAAGGAGTCGCAAGACCCGACCGGGGCGACCAAGGCGGTCCAGAACATCAAGGACGCGATGGAAGCCGGGCAGAACCTGCAGGCTCAAATCGACGCGATCAACAAGGCGATGGACGCGGGCGACATTCCGACCGCATGGGGCGAAGCAGCGAAGAACAAGCTGCTCCAGATCGGCGACACCGCCAAGACGACGAAGACCGACGTGGAGACCCTCGGCGAGTCGATCCTGAAGGCGAGCAGCCAGTTCGTCACCAACTTCGTCGACTCGGCCATCGAGGGCTTCGGCAAGACCAAGGCGTCGTTCTCCGACATGGTGACCGACATGATCAAGATGATCGCCAAGCTGATCGTCCAGTGGGAGATCGCCGCCGCGCTCAAGTCGGCCGGCGGGACCGATGGCATCCTCGCCGCGTTCACCGGCACCAAAGCCAAGGGCGGGGCGTGGAACGCCTCGGGCATCGAGTACATGGCGACGGGCGGCATCATCGGCGGCCCGACCTTCTTCTCCAATCGCGGCCGGCTCACGGTCGCGGGCGAGGCCGGTCCCGAGGCAGTCGTTCCGCTCCAGCGCAGCGCCTCGGGCGACCTCGGCGTCGCGGCCTCGCCGGTCACGGTCAACGTCCACAACAACTCCTCTGCCGAGGTCGCGACGACCTCCAAGGACAACTCGGACGGCTCGCGCCAGATCGATATCTACATCGAGCAGAAGGTGAAGTCGATGCTCACCAGCGGCACGCTCGACCGCACGATGCGCACCTCCTATGGCGTCGGGCGTCAACCCGCCGCAGGTTGAGAAAGGACCCCGTCATGCCCGTACAGATTGGCCCACGGCCTGCCTCCCTCGATGGCTGCTTTCAGACGTGGAGCGAGCACGACGCGGCCAGCGTCATCCGCTCCGATATGGATATGGGCGGCTACACCAAGGTGCGCCGTCGCACCACCGAGCCGGTGCTGCAGGTCGAGGCCGGCGTCACGCTGCCCGCGACGCTCTATGAGGACTTCAAGACGTGGTTCCGGGTCAACTCCGGCTCGGGCGTCTTTCCCACGCGCGTGAAGCGACCCGATGGGCGCGAGATCGTGATGCGCTTCGCCGCGCCCCCGGTCTTCGAGTGGCCCGAGGCCAACAGGGACGTCTTCCACGCGGCGGTCACGCTGGAGCAAATGCCCGCGTGGAGCACGCTCTAGAAAGGGCCGCCGACATGGTTCAACCGCAAAACATTCCTTCCGCGCTCGCGTCATCGAGCGAGGTCGTGTGGCTGGCGCTGCTGACGATCACGGCGTCCGGCTATCCGCCGCTCTACGTGGTCAACAACTCGACGCCCGTCGTGAGCCGGGGCATCCAGTTCGAGCCTTACCCGTTCTCGCTCACGCTGCCGGCCGACGACTCCGACACCCTGCCATCGGTCAACCTCGTGATCAGCAATCTGGACAACGCGATCACCGAGTTCGTTCGCGCGCAACTGCTGCCGCCGAACATCGCCATCGAGGTCGTGACCAGCGCCTATCCCGACATCGTTGAGAAGTCGCTCACCTTCCTGAAGCTGGTCTCGGTGTCCTATGACGCGATGAACCTCACCGGGACGTTGAACGTCGATGACTTCCTGACGCAAGGCTTCCCGGCCGAAAGCTACGTGCCACCGCAGTTCCCGGGGTTGTTCCTGTGACCGCCGCCTTCGCCTCCACGCGCGCGCCGACCTATCGCCGGATGCACGTGGCCGAACTGGTCGGCATCCCGTACCTCGAACTCGGCCGCACGCTGCAGGGCGCGGACTGTTGGGGCATCTGCCTGATCGCGGGGCGGCACCTCTTCGGGCTCGAATTTCCCGAGTTCTTCTACTCGGCCGCCGACATGCTGGACGAGGCGTGCGAGCACATCCGGCGCGAGACGAGTGGCCCGCGCTGGACCGCGCTCCCCGAGGGCGGCCCGTACCCGCGCGCGGCCATCCACATCTTCCGTGTGAAGGGCTACGAGACCCATTGCGGCATCCACCTTGGCGGTGGCGAGTTCCTGCATTCCCTCGCGGGGCGCAACAGTTGCGTCGAGTCGCTCTTTGGCGCGGACTGGCGCCAGCGCAAGACGGGCTCCTTCGCATGGACACCGTGAACTGCTCGACTGTCATCGACAACGACTCGGGCGAGGTCGTCGAGCCCGCGCGCCTGCTGCTGCCCGGCGGCCGGCGCGAGGAGATCGCCATCGAGGCCGGCGCCAGCGTGGCCGAGTTGGTGAGCAAGGTCCCCGAGGACCTGCGCCCCTATGTGCAGGTCTTCAACCACGGCGTGCTGGTGACCGATTGGGAGAACTTCTACCTGCGCGAGGGCGACCGCATCCTGCTGGCAGTCACGCCCGGCGGCGGCAAGGGCACCGGCAAGCAGATCGTCGGCGCGATCCTGATGATCGTGGTCGCGATCTACGCGGGCCCGGCCGCTGGCGCGATTGCTGGCGTGGGCGCCAGCGCGGCCGAGGTCGCGGTCATTCAAGTGGGTATCACGCTGGTCGCGTCGATGGTGATCAACGCGCTCATCGCCCCGCCCACGGTCAGCACCAAGGCGGCGACCGCAGCGAACACTTCGCCGACCTCCTACACGCTGACGGGCCAGTCGAACTCGGCGCGCATCTTCTCGCCGTGCATGACGATTTACGGCATGTACAAGGTGATGCCCGCGCTGGCGTCGAACCCGAACGTCGACAGCTTCATGCAGTCCTCGCAGATCAGCGCGCTCTATGACTTCGGCCTCGGCTACGTCAACGTCTACGACCTACGCATCGGCGACGTGCCGGTCGGTGAGTATTCCCCGGCGCTCGTGTGGCACCCCAACTCCTACTGCGACGACCTTCAACTGAATCCGACCCGGATCGGTTACGACCAGTACGTCTTCGAGATGCAGCGCAACAGCCCTGTGATCGTTCGCACGAAGCCGCTCGCGACGAGCGCGGCGCTGGACATTCAATTCCCCCGGGGCATCTTTCAGGCGTCGCAACTGTGGGGCAACCTCCCGTGGGGCGCCGACTTTATCGGGTACTGGCGCGTGGCCGACACGGGCACGTGGCAGGAGATTCCGATTGACTGGTATCAGGGCGGCGGCAAGCAATACGTCGACCAACTCGTCGGGATCACCTATGGCGTGCCCGCGTGGTTCGCCGACACGAACTACAACCCTTCGACCTCGCCACCCGACCTTCGTGACAAGACCGCGCAGTGGAAAGCGAATCAGACGACCGACCCTTACGCGGCATACAACGGCGCCGTGCCGGACCCGTATGTGATCTTTCACTACCCAAGCGGCGAGATCAACGAGAGCAATTACTTTGCACGCTATCCCGAGGTGCGCGCGGTCGGCTGGACGAAGTCCGCAAAGAACCACTTCGAAAGCATCGGCAGCCGCGAGGGGCGCGAGCCGGGCGTCCCCGTCATCTACGACCGGGCTTACTTCTTCGTCTCGATGGGTCTCACGTACAACCCGGCAAGCTCACCGGACGACCTGCACATGTACGACATGCTCATGTTCGGTCAAACGGCGAACGAAGGCGGCGCCGGGTGGATCTTCAGCAGTGCAAACGGGTTGGCCCCGAAGGTGGCCACGCAGGTCGTGCCGTGGGTCTGGACCATCGTCGACCCGACGGCGTGGAACCCGGACGTCTACCTCGCGCGTTACCCCGACGTGGCCCGTGCCGGTCTCGACCCGTGGCAGCACTTCACGCAGTTTGGCGCCTTCGAGGGGCGCAACCCGTACGTGAGCACCGGGGCCATGTCGGTGCGACTCGTGGCCAACTGGATCGGCGTCTACTGGATGCGGATCAATCTGACCTTCCCGGGGCCGGGCGCTTACGAGATTCAGGTCACGCGGACGGACAAGATCGAGGACGGCAGCGACACCAGCATCGCCAATACCACGCAGGGCGCGATCTCGGCGCGCTTCAACGAGTCGACCATCGGCCTGCTGCGCTCCTTCGAGCAGGGCCTGCCGGTCACGCCGCGCCTGCGTCACTCGATGCTGGAGATGCGCGTGGTCGCGACCGAGAAGCTCACGGGCGTCGTACAGAACCTCTCGGCCATCGTGGTCTCGGTGCTCCCGGTCACCAACAACGGCGCCGACTTCTACTGGGCCGAGACCCGCAACCCGGCGTGGATCGCGCTGGACATTCTCACCAGCGAGAAGAACCCCAAGCCGTTGTTGCGCTCGCAGATCGACTGGCCCTCGTGGCTTCACCTCGTCGCAATCTGCGACTCCCTGCGTTCGTACGTCGTCAACGGCACGCCCTACACCGGCGCGCGCTACACGTGCGATATCGTCGTGGAGGAGACCTCGACGGTGAAGACCCTTGTCGAGTCAATCCTCTCGGCCTGCCGCGCCTCGATGGTCCTCACCAGCGCCGGCACGTGGGGCGTGCTGGTCGACGAGGAGAAGACCACGCCGCGCCAGATGATCACGCCGGCCAACTCGTGGGGCTTCTCGGGCGCGCGCACCTTCTCGCAGATGCCCCACGCGCTGCGCGTGAACTTCATCAACAACGCCAACAACGCTTACACCAAGGACGAGGTCCTCGTCTATTGGGACGGCTACAGCGCGGCCAACGCGACGATCTTCGAGACGCTGGACACCTATGGCGTCACCGACTTCCCGCACGCGTGGGCTTATGGGCGGTACATGATGGCGCAGGGCATCCTGCGCTCGGAGATCTTCACGCTCTCGATGGACGTCGAGAACCTGCTGGTGCAGCGCGGCGACACGGTGCTGGTCGCGCACGACGTTCCGCTCATCGGCGGCGTGCCCTGCCGCGTGGTCGAGGTCTACTACGTCGACGGTGTCCAGCAAGCCGTGAAGGTCGACCAGATGCTGACGCTCTATCCCACGGGCTATGCGGTTCGCACGTCGAGCAATGGCTGGATGCGAACTGGCGCCGTGGTGGGCGCGCAGAGCGGCGACACGTACATCCTCGACGCGGGTTCAATCTCGCCCGATGACTTGATCGTCCTTGGCGACTTCAACCGGACCGTGCAGACGTACCTCGTGCAACGCATCGACCCCGGACCGGACCTCTCGGCGCAACTGACGTTGTGCAAGTACGACCCGGCGGTCTATCAGGCCGACCAAGGCGCGTTGCCCGGGTGGGACCCCGGCTTCGGGCGCGACTACATCAACGGCACCGACCTTTCGTCGTGGGCCATGACCGCGACGCAGACCCTCTACTACGTCAATCGGATGCCCTTCGTCGACGTGCAGTTGCGCTGGACGTCTGGCGGTTGGAATCTCGACCACAACGAGGTGTCGGTCATGCTCCCGAACGGGACGCGGGTGGCAGTCGGCCGGGGCTGGATGGACTGCAAGTGGACGCTCGATGCGGTCGCTGACCGGGGAACCTACTTCGACATTCCGCTCCAGCTTCAAGCGGTGCCCATCAACTCCAACGGCTTCCAAGGGCAGGCGGCCTACTGCTCGATCACGCTGCTGCCCGACCGTGCCGCGCCCGCGCCAGTTCCGGTCTTCGGCGTCAATGTGCAGAAGGAGACGGTCGATATCACGTGGCAGGCGCCGGCCGAGCCCGACGTCGGCGCCTACGTGCTCAAGTTCTCGCCGCAGACCGACGAGCCGAACTGGGACAGCGCGCAGGACCTTGCAAGCTATCAGTGGCCCGTCGTCCATGCGAGCGCCGGGGCGCGCACGGGTTCCTACGGTATCCGCGTGGTCGACACGAGCGGCAACCTTTCGACGGTCGTCTGGCGCCGCACGACGGTCGCGTTCCTCCCGGATATCAATGTCATCACGGTCCTGAACGACGCGCTCCTCACCCCGCCGTGGCCGGGCGTCCTCTCGGCCGCGAAGGTCGTCGGGCGCGAGGTCATGAACGCGGGCGAGTGGGGCGCCGTGCAGCCCGACGCGATCTACTATTGCAGTTACCCCGTCGACCTCGGCGACGTCTACGAGGCGCGCGTCTCCTCGAAGATCGAAGCCTACGGGATGACCGGCGACGACCTGATGGTGAACTGGGTTCCTTCGCTGGCCGAACTGACCGCCATGTCGCACAGCACGGCGACGACGAATTTCTGGAACTCGTGGCTGGAGGTCCGGGTCGCCAACGAGATGAAGTTCATGGACGCGTGGGTCCCGACTATCTCGACGATCAACCCGATTGCGGACGGCGCCGACTCGGCGTGGAGCGCATGGCGCCCGGTCTACACGGTCGGCGACTTCACCGGGCGCATCTTTCAATTCCGCATCCAGTTGCAGAGCCGCAACCCGGGCGTGAAGGCGGTCTGCCGCTCCGGGCGCATCGAGGTGGACATGCCCGACCGGATCGACAGCTATGGCGACGTGTACGTGCCCACGGGTGGCGTCGACTTCGAGTTCCCGGTCGCGTTCCGCTCGCTCGAAGCGGTCGCGATCACCATCGACGGGAACGCCTCGCCGGTCGTCGCCAACGTCTCGAACAAGACGAACGAGGGCTTTCGTCTCACGCTCACCAACACGCTCACGCAGGCGCTCACCGCCGGGCAGGTCGACATCATGGCGCAGGGCTACGGGCGCAAGGGCCTGACCTCTATCTGAACGCCGCACCACGCAGGAGAATCACACCATGACGCAGCCCCTCGCGACTGACTTCCCCATCGACCCGACCACCACCAGCGGGACCGCGCTGGCCGATATCCTGAACCGCTTTGCGGGCTCGGTCGGCACCAGCAACGCCGGAGCGACCGCGCCCGCGAAGATCACCGGCGGGATGCTCTGGTTCGACACCAGCGTGACCCCGGCCATCCTGCGCGTGCGCAACGCCGCGAATACGTCGTGGCTCGTCTTGCCCAACAACGGCGACGTGGCCGGCTCGCTCACCGCGATGGGCATCCCGAATCAGAACCTTATGTCGGTATCGAACACCGGCTCTCTGACGCTCGGCAGCATCGCCAATCAGCCCGCGCAGTTGCTGCTCAACAAGTTGAGCACCAACGTAGCGAACTACATCAACGGCATGCTCAATGGAAGACCGCTGTGGCAGTTCATCATGGGCGGCGCCGATGCAGCAGGCAACCTGAGCATCAATGCATTCAACGATGCAGGCGCCTTTGCCGGAACGCCATTGACAATTGATCGCGCGTCGATGCGCGTGGGGGTGGTCACGGCGCCAACGGGGGATCGTGGACCGAGCGTTGCAACGACACTGTTTGTCGGAAACGAGTTGGCAGGATCGCCCTCTGGCAACGGCTGGCAGCGTATGCCCACCGGGGCAATCGTCGAGTGGGGTGAGGCGGCCATTACGCTCGACGCTGGCGGCAATGGCCTTGTCAACTTTCCGCTGGCCTATCCGAACAAGGCGACATCTGTCGTCGTCGGGAACGGCGATGCGGGGCCGGGTGCCGGGGCCGTGTTTCTGTCCTTGCTGCGTACCGGGGGGTGGCCCTCGAAGGCCGCGTTCGCGGTACATGGGGCGGACAAGTCCGGCACTGCGCTCGCATCGTGGGTGATCACCGTCCACTGGGCCTCGTTCGGCAATTGAAATCGAAAAAGGGGAAACCATGCAGTACTACTACAGCGCGGCCACGAACGGCTTTTACGTTGACATGGTTCACTTCGACGCCGAGGTGCCTGATGACCTGCAGCCTATCAATGAGCAGAGTTACCTCGCGGTGGTAGGCAGTGGCGCCGGCTGGACGCCCGGGCCCGATGGCTTGCCCGTGCCCAACCCGATGCCCGTGATGCCCGTCACGCCAGCCGACCCGGACCTGCCCGTCTATTCAGATGGCGCGGGCAATGATTCCGTGCGGATGGTGAAGTTCACCGACAAGTTCGGGCGTCCTCCCCTTCAGACGGAACCTGTGTGGGCCGACGCGCCGGTGGCACAGTCCACGGACAACTATGCGCCGCGCCCGGCCGATGACGCCGCAGCGGCGCGCATGCCCTTGCGCGAGTACGGCAACCCGCCCGATGGAGCAACCTCATGATCCTCGACCTCAACGAGCAGCAAGTGGGCTTTGTGCTGAGCACGCTCGCCGGGCGCCCCTACGCCGAAGTGGCGGACCTGATCTCGGTCATCCACCAGCAGGCCAGCGCGCAGTTGGCGCCCAAGCATGTCGAGCCGGGCACCCCGGTGCTGCGCGCGATCAACGGCAGCGGCGAACGCGCGGACCAGATAGACGAAGCCCCCGGGCACTGACAAGTGGCGGGGGCTTCTGGCCGGGGGGACCCGGGGCGGGGCTGATGGACAACCCTGCTTCGGACCGGTTGGCGGCGATTCTAAACCGGGGCGCGGCTACCCTAGCAGCCTGCGCGGCGCGGCCCGCTGTGGGGCCGCTGTGGGCCTTCAATAGCCCGGAATCGCCAGCGCCTGCTTGGCCTCGTCCTGCTCCAGAAGGTGGGCGTAGTTCAACTCCAGCATCCGCATCGAGGTCCCGGCCAGTTGGGCGACGCGCATGGGCGGCACCTCCGGGTTCGACAGCAGGTCGGTGATGCGGCTATGGCGCAGCGAGTACATCGTGATATTCGACGGCAGGCCAGCGGCGGCGACCGCCGGCTTCACCACGTACTTCCACGCGTCCTTGTTCCACCCGCTGCCGTCGTGGCGCGGAAAGAGCAGGGCGGTCGGCAGCTTGGCGCTGGCGGCTTCCCGGAACAGGACCTTGCTGCGCTCGTCGTCCGGCAGGCGCACCCAACGCGCGTCGTGGCCCTTGTCGGTCTGTTCCTCGCCGCCCGCGATCAGCAACTGGTGGCGGGCCTTGTTGTAGTCGGCCACGGTCAGTTCGGCGAGCGCCTTGGGGCGGATCGGCGCGATCAGCATGGCGCGCATGAAGCGCCCGAGGGCCGGGTCCAGCGCGTCGACCTCCTGCAGCAGCTTGGCGCGCTTGGGCAGCGGGATCACCGAGACGGCGCCGCGCGATTTGCGGGCCTTGCTGATGGTCTTGAGCGGCACCTTCCATGCGACGTCGGTGGCTACGTGACCGGCCTCGTAGGCGTCGTTCAACGTGGCCCGCAGCGGGGCCACTTCCCGGTTGATGGTGGCTGGCGCGCGCTTGCGCCCGCCGGTCGAGTTGTAGGCTTTCCCGCCTTGGGTCGTGGGCAGTTCGGAGAACCACTTCATGAAGCCTTTGAAGTCGGCCGTGGTCAGCTTGGCGAGGGGCTTGTCGGCCCACGTTCCCCATGCCAGAAACCGGTCCAGCCGGCGCCGCGCGTCGTCGGCCGAAACGTCCCCATGCTTGGCCCGCGTGGTGGCCACGAAGTCGTCGGTGGCCTCGCGCAGCGTCTTGCGGCTGCTGGCGCGGATATCGAGCCCGGCGACCTCGGTGCGGTCGACCTCGGAGAACCACCTGTTCGCCGCCGCCAGTGCCGCGTCGTAGCGTTCCCCCTCGGGCATGTCGTCGAAGGCGCCCAAGCCGTATTCCTTGGGCTTCCCGGCGACCTTGACCTTGGCGACCCAACTGCCGGTGCTGCCGGCGGTCATGAGCCGGAAGCCGAGGTAACGGTTGTTGCGAATCGCGCTCCAGTACGGGTTCGTGCGCGGGGTCAGTTCTCGCCGCACCTTGGCGACGTTGAGTTTGATTTCGGTTGCCATTTGGGTCCCTTCCAATAGGCGGTTGCGAGCGCGGTGGTGGGGCTGGTGGGTCCCACCAAACTCCCACCTTTCGCTCAAAAATACGGTGCATTCCTATGCACCAGCGTGAAGTGGGAAATGAGGCAGACCCTCTGGAAACCCGCATGAACACTAGCGTTTTCGCTTTTTCCCACTACGCAGCAGTTTACCGCAAAACGCCAACCCCCGCCTTCACACTGCTGGGGTCGGAGGTTCGAAACCTCCACCGCCCACCAAAATTCTCCAAAGAAATCATAGGCTTACGGCACCAGCGGCCGACTTTCGGCCAAAACTCCCACCTTCAACTCCCACCTTTCGCTTTGGAAAGGCGGGTCCCACCGTGCGTCGTGGTGGGACCGGGCCCCCGTGGGGGCGCCCGATGGGCTACTGGCGGTGGGAGCGAAAGGTGGGAGCCGGCGGTGGGACCGGCGGGTGGGACCCGGGCATTGCGCCGGGGTCGGCCCGGGTTGGCTCGGGGTCCCGGGTTGCGGACTAGGGCCTCGCCGTGATAGGCCCGCCGGGGGCCTCTAGCGGCCCGCAGGCGCGTCCGTCTTGCGCGGACGGCCGATGGGCTTGCCTGACGGGTACGTCGCCTGCACGGCCTTCCTGCGGGGCTGCTGGCCGGTGCCGGCGCCAGCCGGGCGCCCCATGCGCGCGGCGCGGTCTGGCCGGGCGCTGGACATGCCGCCCGGCTGCGCTGCCCGCTCCTGATTCGACTCGGCCTGCAGGCGCTTCACCCACGCCTCGGCGGCCTGCGGGGTGATCCGCACGGCGCCCAAAATCTCCACCACCTCCGGGCCCCGGCCAGCGCGGCGCAGCTTGTGATAAAGCCCCACGGAAATGTTGTGCCGCTGGCAGAACTCGGCGATGGTCATAAGGGCCTTGTCGGGGGCCTTTTCCGGGGCCTCATCCGCGCTCGGCGGGGCCAGTACATCGGTGGTCATGCGTCGCTCCTTTTCTGTAAATCCGTGCGCTCCCACGTGCCCGGGACGGCCAGCATCGAGCGGGCCCGGATCTCGGCATCCGTGGGGTTGTTCGCGCGTACCCGGACCGAGACGGTGGTGGCGTCCTGCCGGTGCTTGAACGCCACCTCGAAGGGCTCCAGTTCGACCGCAAGATCGGGGTTCATCGTTCCCGGGATATCGGCGCGCTGCGCGTCCCACCGGCCGAGCAGGTCGCGCAGCAGTTCCTGCCCATCGCGGCGGTCGACGTTGGCCACGTACTGCGCGGTCTTCTCGACGGAGACGACCAGCACGAAGCCGAGCGTGGTGCCGCCGGCCATGTCGCGCAGCAGCTGCTCCAGCGCGCTCGCCAGCGGCTGCAGACCGCCCGCGACCTTGAGCATGCGTTCGTGCGGGCTCATGCGAGGCACCCCGACTCGAAGAGGCGCAGGGCGATGGCGGTGGTCGACAGCGCCAGCGAGAACCCGGAAAGCCAGAGGGCGAGCGTGGCGCGGCGGTGGATGACCCGCAGGGCTTGCGCCGGGGTCAGCTTGGCGAGGTCATCTAAGGTCATCAAATCGGCTCCTAGAAAGGCAGTGGTTCTTCGAAGGGCATCATGGCGAAGAGGTCCTCGGTCGGCGCGATGCTCTTCACCTCGACCTCGACGCGCGGGTTGCTGCGGTCGATATGGTGGATGACCAGCTTCCACCGGACCTGCCGGTCGTTGCAGTACACGCCCGACTGCACCAGATGCCGCGCCTTGGTGAACTTGTCGACGGCGAAGTGGTCCTGCAGGGCGTCCAGCACCACGCTCTCGTCGAGGTCGGGGCGCTCGCTCATGTAGTGGATGTGCAGGCGCACCGCGACCGGGCCCTGCAGGCGCACGCGAACGGCCGGCGGGATCTGGCGGCGCGCATCGCGCATGAAGGCAATCGCCTCCTTCGACTTGATCAGCCGGGGCTTGTTGTTGAACTGGACGAGCCGGCGCGAGTTCGCCTTGCTGGCGGCTTGGCCGAGGATGGTGAACTTCAGCGCGTCCATGATTCACAGCGAGGCGGGCTTGCAGATGGGCAGGCCATCGCGGCACACGGGCGGTGGCGGCGCTGGTGGTACTGCCGGCCTCGGTCGCGGCTTCGCGGCCCTTGGCGGGGCTGGCAGCAGCCCTTGTGCCGGCACGCATTCGCCGACCCATATCGAGGGCCGCGTGCGTTCGAGGAAGTCGCGGCAGTTGCGCTCCGAGTCGAAGCGCAGGGCCACGTCGGTCCAGCTTGCCCCGCCGGTCCAGATCAGCACCCAAACGACGCCAGCGGCGACAGCGGGGGTCACGCGAAGTCCTCGTCGGGGCACACGAAGACGTCGCCTGCGATCTGGTGCGTGGTGCCTTCGATGCAGTTGGCGAGGTAAAGCGCGGACGCTTTCTCGTTGATCGGCTTCAGCGCGCGGATCGGGCGCATCTCGGTCCAGCCATCGTGCTCGACGGCTTCGGTGAGCCAGCCGGCGTCGTCGCAGATCATCACCTGCATCGGCAGGCCGAGGTGGTGCAGCGTCACGCTGTCCAGCGTCTCGGCGCCGAGCAACTGGCGGATCTCGCTCATCGGCATGCGGCCGGTGAACTCGAGTTCGCTGCCGTCGGTCCTGATCAATTTGCGCATCATTCGCCGCTCCCGAAGTCCTCGTCGCCCGCGTCGATGGACTCGGCCAGCATGCGGCAGTGGTCGGCCACCGCGTTGAGGTCGGCCTTCGTCTCGCTGGCCGGGCGCGAGCGGTCGCCGAAGAACTGCTGCACCGCGTTCATGAGGTCGTCGTAGGTCATGGTCGGTCCTTTCGTTGTTGCGTCGTACTCGGCCAGCACGCGCCGGCCTTCATCGGTCAAGAACTCGTGCGGCGAAGGCGGGTCGTGCGACCAGTCCGTCCACCCGAGGTGGTAGCAGTCGAAGCCGGTGCGCCCATGCGGGCGCCGCGACGGCCCGGCGGCCAGCGTGCGCAGCCACCTCACGCGCGACGGGGTGAGCGTTGGCGTGAGGTGCCTCATCACACAGCCCGCAGCAGGCGTTGCTCGTCGCCCTGCGCGGCGACGACCCTGTTGGCGCGCTTGGCCCGTGCTTGGCGCGGCTCGGGCAGCACGAGCGGCTCGACCACCTTGGCGCGCTTCTTCTCCCACTCGTCGATGCTGGCCTGCGTGATCCGCTGCTGGCCGAGCATGACGGTCACCGCCGGGGTCTCGTTGCGCTTGCGGGCGCGGTTGAAGCGCGTCCGGCTGAAGCCGTACATGAGGCACCACTCGGTGATGGTGTACGCGCGCCGGCCCGGGCCCGCAGAGGGCGCCAGCAGCGCGTCGATGGCGGCTTGGTCGTCGGGGGCATACCCGGCGGCCAGCAGCATCCCGCGCGCGTCCTCTTCAGCGGCACGGCGTGCGTGGGTCTTTTTGTCAGCGCGCGCTTGGCGTGCGACCAGAGCAGCGTGTGGGTCGTCTTCGTCGGCCATGATGGGTCTTCAGCGGGTGCCAACGAATGCCTCCTCGACGCTCTGCTGTCGGCCAGCCTTGGGGGTCGCGGTGGCGCTGCCGACCGCCGGCTCCGGGTGCTCGCGCTCGATGGCCATCGGCAGGTCGCGCTTGAGCAGCATCCCCAACTTGCCGAGCACGCGCTCGTCCTTGCAGACGGTGCGTACGCGGAAGGTGATCGCCACGGTGCCGCCATCCATCGACTCGATCACGAAGTGGTCAGCGGTGCAGTCGCCGAGCACGAGGTCGCTCTTGCCCGCGATCCCGTGCTTGATGATCAGCTTGATGCCGGTCACCTCCTCGGTCCACTTGATCGGCGCCAGCGCCGGGAAGACGCGCGCCGACAGCGGCGGCTCGACGCCATCGACCGGGCGCTGCTTGCTGTCCGGGCTCACGTAGAGCGCGCGACGCAGTTCCGGGTGGAAATGCGCGAGCGCCTCGTTGCCCGTGGTCCAGCACAGCTTGAGGTCGATGGCGGTCACGTCCTCGTCTCCATGCTTCTCGGTGCGCACATTCAGGTGCGCGAACTCCACCTCGTCTGCTGAAATTTCGAAGTTCATCTCTAGCCCCTTCATCGGTCAAAGTTTGGAAATAAGGAGGCGTCCGGCTGATGGTCAGTCGCCCCCGGTCATAACTTCTTCATGGCGCCCTGCTCGTTGATGTTTTGGCGTCCCCCCGGCGCTGCAGCCGCAGGACCGCGCATGCGAGGCGGTCGAACTTCTGCTCGGCGTTCTTGCTGGCGATCAGGTCCTCTGTCTTGCGACCTTTGAAGTACGTGGCCTGCGCGACACGCATGTCGACGCCAGCGCGCACCACCGCCAGCAACTCCTCGATCTGTTCCTCTGTCGTCATCACGTCGATTCCTTTCCCCCGGCGGTCGCGCGCGGCGAACCGTCCGGCTCGTACCAGAAGGTGATGCGGTGCTTCTCCTTCATCATGGAAAAGTACTCAAGCTGCGCCGAGCGCGCCTTGATGATCTTGCCCGCACCGTTGTGCAGTTCGCCTGCGCGCTGGCGGTCGATGGTGTCGGCGCGCAGGGCATTGATGGTGTCCCACACCAGCGAGGTAACGCCGGTGATGGTGTCGTCGTAGTGGCGCTCTGGCATCGGCCTCTTGGCATCGGTACTGGCCGGCGGCGGCTTCTTGTCGTTGGGCATGAAAGGTCCATCCTTTTCGTTGGGGTTGATCAGCGGTCCAGTTCGCGGCGCAGCAGCACCAGAGCGCGCGTTGCCTCGATCAGACCGGGAGGAATGTCGCTCGCCGGAATAGACAATCCGCGCTTACGCAGCTTGCGAATCACGAAGCTACGTGCGACTCGCTCGGCCGCGCTCTTGCGCGCGCGACGTTTCACGGCGCGAATCTGCAGGCGCACCGCCGGGTCAGCGCGGTATCGCCGGTTGCGTTCGACATAGCGCACCTTGGCGTCATCGCGTCGCAGGCAGGTCTCTAGCAGGCGCAACCACATTGCAGCTTCGCGCGCCTCGCGTGCCTCTTCACACGCAGCCGCGCGAGCCAACGCCCGTGCTTCCTTCTCTGGGCGGGCACGCTCGTCGCGCCATGCCTTGAAGCGGGCACGGCTTGCCTCGGTGCGCTGGCGCAGCCGATCGCGTTCACGCACTTCCTGCCGGCGCGAATAGTCGCGCTGCCGCTGGAGCCGATTGCCGCGAGCGCAAGCACTGCACACGAACGCCGTGCGCGCGAATGGCATCTGCTCGCCGCACTGCTGGCAGGGTTTGGTCGCGGGGATGATCCCTGCGTGCTGCTGGGCGTACTTCGCGTTGAGCACGTGGGCGCGCGTGCATGGGGGACAACGGGCCGGCGCCGGTCCGCGCCGGTGCGGGTGTTCGGACGGCTCATTGCAGCGGGAACACGTGAGCGTGACGGGCGGCATCGGCGCGCGAGGTTCGCTCGGTGGGCTGCAGGTCGTGCAGCAGATGCGCGGGCGCCCGAGGCCCCCGAGGTTGAGCGGAACGGGGCGGAAGCCGCAGCGAGCGCAGTTCATCGGGGCCGCCTCTCAATCCCTCGGGAACCGCTGCTCCAGCAGCGCGGCGAGCGACTCGTAGTCGGGCTTCGCCAGATGGCGCGCGCGGTCGATCACCAGCATCGCGGCGTCCTCGTCGACGGCCTTCATCAACTGGTCGCGCAGCGTGGTGGCGTCCGGGCCGCCGCTCGCAAGATCGCTCTCCTGCTGATCGACCGGGCCTTGGCCGGTGACGGTCACCTTCGCATCGTTGGCCGGGGCGCCTGCAGGCCGCGCATCGGCCGCTGGTGCGCTCGCGGGCGGCGGCGGGGCCTCGGCGTTGCCCTTGCCCTGCTTGCGCGCCTTGAGCGATTCCTTGACCTTCTCGGCCGCGCTGGTGCTGGCCGGCGCGGCGGCGCCATCGGGCCCGGGCGGCGGCGCCGCAGCTGCCCCATCGCCCTCGGTCTTGTTCTCCATCACGCTCGCCCACGTGGTCTCGCCATCCTTGATCGCGCCATAGACCGAGCGCAGTTCGGACAGTTCGGCGGGCGAGCACGTGCCAATGTCGTGCCCAAGGAAGGTCGCCAGTTGCGTCGCCTTCACGCCCACGCCGGCGAAGGCATCGGCAAGGCGCTTGCGCTCGGCGTCCGGGTCCCTCGCCGCATCGTCGACGCGCACCTCGCGCAGCAGTTCTTCGGCTTCCTCTTGCAGGTCCCCCGGCACCAGCCGCAGCGCCAGCGTGCGCACCGACTTGGAGATCAGGGCGCGGCGCTTGTTGAGCATGTCGTCGTCGCTGGCCGGCACGGTGTAGACGAGGTTCCCGTAGGTGTTGCGCCGCACGCTGATGTACGTCCCGTCGTCGGACGCCTTCGAGCGTTCGACCGTCTTGCTGATCGGCACGTCCTCCGAGTAGGTGACGTTGGTGCGGTCGACGTCCGTGACGGTCACGCGCTGGACCTCCTTCGCATCGTCCTCGTAGACCATCTGCTGATCGATATCGATGTTGGTCATGCAGATGATCGCGGTCTCGGCGAAGCGGATGCTCAAGCCCTCGACGCCCTTGCCGATGGGCTTGCGGTAGATCGCGCTGCGCGCGAAGGCGGGCCGCCGGCACTGCTTCAGGAGGTCTTGGCGGACCTGATCCATCGAGCGCGGCTGGCGCAGCGCGATCTCGTAGCGCGCCGAGATCCGCGCGCGGGCCGCCGCCGCCGCTGCGGTCGACGCCATCTCGTGGCTGTGGACAGCGGGGACGCGATTGTTGGGGCCCGTGCCGGGCGGAAGGATCATGTCGTTCATCGGGTACTCCGGGTGGTGGTTGGGGTTTTCGGGATTCGGCGAAACGCGCAATCAGGCAGCAGCCTTGAGCAGGAAGCGCCGGGATGCCTTGCCCGCGCGCATGTAATCGGTATAAAGGCCCGGGTGCTCGGCGGCGAACGCCTCGGCGTCGAAGCGGCGCGGTGCGGCGGCCAGCTTCCACGTCACCAGCGGGTGCCCGTCGACGTCCACCAGCGTGTCGCCGTGGTCGGCCAGCGCGGTCATCAACGTGGCCTTGCACTCGGCCTCGACCGCTTCGAGGTCCTTGCGGTGCTCGACGGCGTCGCGCAGCGTCCTGATCGCCTCGTGCAGGTCCAGATCGGCCACCACCGCGCCCTTGGCGGCAAGTGCGCCCCACCGCAGCTTCACGTCCTCGATGCCCTCGGGCGGCGGCGGGTCCGCGTTCACCACGCGCTGCCAGAACTCGGCCTCGGCCTCGACGATCAACTCCTGCAGTTCGCGGTCGGCCGGCACCTCGTAGATTCGAAAGTCGTTCCCGCCGATCAGCACCGCGACGTCGGTCACGTCGACGCGCAGGATGCGCATGTAGTGCTGCGTCTGGACGGTGTAGACCATCGGGATATCGGCGCTGCCGGGCTCGCCCCACCCCTCGCTGGAGCGCGCGGTCTTGCCCTCGTAGATCCGGGAGGTGAAGGGCGTGAGCAGGCCCGGCCGGCGCGCGATGCCGTCGAGGTTCGCCAGCATCCACGGGTACTCGCTGCTGCGGAACGTGGTGTTGGGCACGTCGACCTCATGGCCGGTGCGCTGCGCGTAGACCTGCCGCACCAGCGGCTCCATCAAGCGGCCCCACAAGAGCGGGCCGTTGTCCTCATCGAGGCGCGGCGGCAGTTGGCCACGCTTGTCCAGCCACAACTCGAAGGGCGTGGTCCAGTGCGAGAGGCCCAACGCAGCGGCCGCGTCCGAGCCGCCGATGCCGGTGCGCCGCAGCGCCTGCCACTCGGGCGAGCCGGCCACCATCGGCGGCTCCATGATCAGCGCACTGCGCGCGGGCGGCGTGGACGGCTGCTCGGCGGTCAGCAGGGCAGCGGTGCTCATGACTGCTGCTCCGACTCGGTGGTGAGGATCACCGTCACCACCAAGCACAGCGTGATGAAGCCGCCGGCCAGCAGCCAGACCATCACGTCCAGAATGCGGCCCGCGCTCATGGCGAACCCCACTTGGTCAAGAGCATCACGGCCACCGAGATCTGCCCGGCCAGCAGGCCCGCGCAGAACCATGTGAGCGGCGCGCGCAGCAGCCGCTGGACACGGTGGACCTCGATGGTGTCCGGGGCGAAAGCATGGGCCCGATGGGTGGGCGGCAAGACGGAGTTCATCGGTTGCGTCTCCTTGCAAATGTCGGGCAGCGAATCAGGCTGCGGTCATCAGGTGGACATGCGTCGCGTGCAGGACCTGCCGCGTGAGGCGCCAGTGGTGCGGCGCTGGCGGGCCAACGAAGGCGACGTCGATGAAGCCCGGCGGATGCTTCGCTCCGAACGGCGCGCAGGTGCCGAGCCAGTAGCACGAGGGCTCCAGCGTGCCCTCGATGAAGGAGTACCGCGCGCACCGCTCGTGCTTCTCGCAGCACACGCCAGCGCAGGCGTGGAGCCGCTCGATCTTCACGAAACGCTGACGGGTCATTGCGGGGCTTCTCCGGGTTTTCGGTGTGGTTCCCGCAGCTGCGTATCGGGCTGCGGGGCGCCGACTCTATTCGCGTGAAGTGATCGTCGCAATGGTCAACAACTGTCAGCGGCCCGTGCGGCGAGCGGTTGATGTGCCATGAGAACCTTTTTTGTAAAAGTCGTCGGGCCTCGCTGGTGCATGCGCTGGCCTGTGAACGGCCGATGAACGGTAGCGGCGACACACCATGCACTGTTTTGCCTCGTTTTGCGTAAGAGATTTCATTGCCAAAGTGGAAGCCACCTATTTGTCAAAAAACGCTGTCCGGGCCTCAACTGTTGCAGACGTAAGCCTGCGTAACTGAACCCCTCTTGAGCCGCGCAGCGAGCAGTCGCACACTGCGCCTCTCCCCATGTCCGGGGCTTCACCGATCCGGTCGACGGGCAGTTGCCAATGTCGATGACGGGGTGCATGACCGGAAGCCGGGACCTTCATCCGTAACAACCGACCCGGCGGGCCGCCTCTGGCCTGTGACGCTGCCGCATGGCGCCCGCCAGATCAGCCCCGCAAGGAGCCGCACCATGATGGACAAGGAAAACGCCACCCAACGCCTCGGGGGCACCGAAGACCAAGCCGCGCGCTGGATCGGTGTCTCGACGGCGGTCTACCGCGAGTGGCCCGAACGCCTGCTGCCAGTGATGACCGACCGCGTCTACGCGGCCATCATCCGGCGCCAGACCGCCAAGGCCCTCGGCATGACCGCGCGCCAGTTCTTCGCCGACTGGCGCGGCGAGACGGTCATCGAGTCGATGCTGGAGCGTGTCTCCATGTCGGCCATCATGGCGAACCTCATGCACCGCGTGCCACCCGAGTTCGAGCAGCGCGAAGAGCGCACGCCGCGAAAACGCCCCGCCCGCAGCTACCGCACCAACGACGCCGAGCCCGCTGCAGCAACCGCCGGGTGACCGCGATGAACGCGCAGGTTGCACTTCGCAGCGTCGACGCCATCGACGTCTCGCCGGCACGCTACACGGCGATGTGCCTCGCCATCGCGGCATGCCATGACGTCGACGAGATCAAGGACTGGCGCGACAAGACCCGGGCGCTGGAGGTCTACGCCAAGCAGGCCATGAACGTCGATGCCGAGCGCCAAGCAGCGCAGGTTCGCATCCGTGCCGAGACCCGCACCGGCGAACTGCTGGCCGAACTGCACAAGGCCACGCCGAAGGATGTGGCCTCGATGGGCGGCCACGCGAAGGCCGGCAACGTGCTACCGGCTACGGTGGCCGATAGCAGCCCTTACCGCCAAGCGATTGAGCGGGCCAACATCCCGCCGCGCACCGCGCAGCGGTTTCAAGAACTGGCGGCGGTCAAGCGGTCGCAGCCCGAAGACTACGAGGCCGCGCTGGACGCGCCCGGGGTGCCGACAACCGCAGGCGTTCTTCGCGCGGCCAACGGTGCCACGCGCATGGACGACGAGTCGCTTTGGATATGGGGCCGGCTGCGCGACTTCGAACGCAACGGGCTGCTCCAGCGTGATCAGCGCGAGATCTTCGAAGGCATGACAGAGTCGATGCAGGCCGACGTGCGGCGCCTGCTGCCGCAGGTGTCGTGGTGGCTGGCGAAACTCGAGCAGGTGTCGTCATGAGGCGCGGTCGCAAGCGCATCGCGCAGACCGAGCAGGTGATGTGCATGCTGCGCGAGGAGTACGACGCCTGCCGCAAGGTCAGCGAGATCGAGATCAAGCCGACGCTGCTGGCCGAGCGTGTGCAGAAGCGTATCGACAAGAAGGGGCGCTCACCGACGTTGACGGCGTGGATGGCCGTGCTGCAGTTGCGCAAGCTGGCGAGCGAACTGACGCGCCCGGGCGACAAGAGCGAGGACTCCACTCCGACCCACACGCTCTTCGAACTGCAACGCTACTACCCGGCGGTGCGCCAAGGCGAAGAGATCCGCGTGCTGCGTGAGCATTTGACGGTGCCCGAGCGTCGTCAATGTGCGATGGCGTTGCGACGCGAGTCAGCAAGCAAGGCAGCCCATGCCGATGCGCTGGACGCGGAAACCGATGCTCTCATTCGCGCCGGCATCCTGCGCGAGGACGGCGAAGACCAATCGGAGGCAGCATGACCAGCGACGACCGCAAGCTCGAAGGCTGGATGCCGCTGCTGGTCGAGAAGTACAAGCGCGACACCGAGCACCTCACCACCGAGCAGCACGGCGCCTACTTCCTGCTCCTGATGGCCGGCTGGCAGCGCGAGGGCCTGCTGCCCGACAACGACGGCCAACTGGCGGCCATCGCCCACCTCACCCCGAGCCGCTGGCGCGCGCACCGCAGCGTCCTGCGGCCCTTCTTCAGCCCGGACGGCGCCGGCAACCTCGTCCAGAAACGTCTGCTGATCGAAGTCGAGCGCGCCAAAAAGCTGTCGGTGGTGCGCTCCGAAGCCGGCCGATTGCGAAGCAAACCACCAGCAATTGCTCCAGCAAATGCTCAACCAATTGCTACAGCAATTGCCCCACCTAATGCCCTACCAATAGCTCCAGCAAATGCACCAGCAATTGGTGGTGCTATAGCTGAGCAATTGGGGGACTACAGGGGGTCCCCGATCCCGACTTCGTCGGTCTCGGATGACCCCACACACCCTACACAAGAGAAAGAAGCTCGCGCTTCTTCCTCTTCGCGCGCGACGCCTGCGGGCGAGGCTTGCAAGGCGATGAAGGCAGCGGGGATCGCCGAGGTCAACCCGTCGAACCCGAGCCTGCTGACGATGCTGGAGCAGGGCGCCACCACGCAGGAGTTCCACTTCGCGGCCGTGAAAGCTGTGCAGGCCAACAAGGGCTTTGCCTACGCGCTCGCCATCGTGAAGGGCGCCCGGGAAGACGCCTCGCGCGTCGCGCTGGCGCCGCTGCCCAACGGGCCGGCCCTCACCGGCAGCGCGCGCTTCCTGATGGCACCGGGCACGCCGCGCGTGCTGCCCGATGACCTGCCCGACCTCGACCTCGACGATGAACCGGAGGGCCAGCATGTCGATGCTTCTCAAGCACGCGGTTGACAACGCGTTCGACCGCCTCACCAAGACCTACGGGCGCGAGTTCACCTCGAAGTGGGAAGGGCAGGAGACTGGCGACGTGAAGGAGCAGTGGGTGCGCGACCTCATGAGCCTGCCGCACGGGCTCGACCAGATCGCGTGGGCGCTGCGCAACCTGCCCGAGAAGGCGCCCAACGGCGCCGCCTTTCGCCTCCTGTGCTTGCGCGCGCCATCGCCGCAGCAGGTCGCCATGATCGAGTCGAAGGAGCCCGTGCGCGGCCCCAACGACGACGAGCGCGAGGCACACCGGGCGCTGCGCCAAGCCAGCACGGGCGCGCGCCATCCGTCCCGGCAGTGGGCCTTCGACCTGCTGGACCGCTACGAGCGCGGCGACCGCGCCATGTCCAGCGGTGCGTTGCGCATGGCGTGCGAAGTGGCCGGCGTTGTTCCACGGGAAACCGAAAGCGGCCCGGCCAGCGCCATTACGGGCATGCGCGCCAGCGCGATCTTCGTGGACGAGTTCGATCCGTTCTACGACGAAGAGGCGCCGCGATGCTGACCCGGCGCGACTACCAAGCCAAGGTGCCCGGCGCTGCTGGCCACCTCTGCAGCCGCTGCGCCATGACACGCGAAAGCCGCGCCCGGCACCCGGGCAACTGCCCCTTCAGCGAAACGCCGGTGCGCGACCTGTGCCCCTACTACGACCAGACCAAGGCGCCAGCCGCGCCCGTGGAGACGAAGCCATGTTGAAAACCCGCGAGTACGTCCAGAAGGCGCGTCGCATCCTGAGCCTGCGCAAGAAGCCCGCGCCCGAGCCGGTGGCAACGCCAGCGACCGCCGCGCAGGGCGACCGCCTCGAAGAACTGCGCCGGCTGCACCCCATGCCCGACCCGGCGGCCAAGAAGCCGGCGGTGCCCGAGGTCCAGAAATGACGATGACCACGTCGACCCTCTACGACCCACGGGTGACCTGCGCGCCCGGGATGCCCGAGCCGAGCCGCGACGTGGGCGCACAGCGCGCCAACGCGCCTGCGGTGCTACCCACGGTCCAGCCCGAGCCGCAGCGCCCGTGGTGGGCCTTCATCTGGTGGAGGTGCTATGCCCGGTCGACGTGAACGCCCCGAGGTGATCGAACTGGACGAGTACGTGCCGAACTACCAGCGCCGCTGCATCGCCTGCGAGCAGCGCCCGGTGGTCGACGGGCTCAAGAACGGAAAGCAGATCCCGCTCGCCGGCCTGTGCGGGCCCTGCACCTTCGGGACGTCGGACGCCATCTATCCCGACGAGTGGAACCGGCTCGGGTGAACCGCCATGAGCGACCCATTCGAGATTGAAGGCCCGGCTCACGTCAGCGTGAGTGGCGGGCGCACCAGCGGCTACATGCTGTGGCGCATGCTGCAGGCCCACGGAGGCCGCCTGCCCGCTGAAGTGATTCCGATCTTCGCCAACACCGGCAAGGAAGATCCAGCGACGCTTCAGTTCGTGCGTGAAATGAGCGACCGCTGGAATGTGCCGATCCGGTGGGTCGAGTACCGCTACACGGAAGAGGTCGCGCTGCGCTGGCATGAAGTGGGCTTCGACAGCGCCAGCCGCGAGGGCGAGCCCTTCGAAGCTCTAGTGCGCGCCAAGCAGTATCTGCCGAACCCGGTCACGCGCTTTTGCACCATCGAACTCAAGATCAGGCCCATCGCCAGACTTGCCAAGGCGCTCGGCCATCCCGGCACGATGGACGACCTCGAACGCGGCGCCATCGTCGGCATCCGGGTCGACGAGCCTCGGCGGATCATCAAGATCGGAGACCGCAAGCGGATGCCGCTGGTCGCCGCTGGCGTTGATGTGCGCGAGGTCGGCGCCTTCTGGCAGGCGCAGCCCTTCGACCTGCAGTTGCCCAACATCAACGGACGCACGCTGCATGGCAACTGCGACCTGTGCTTCCTGAAACCCACCGGGCAGGTCCTTTCACTGATCAAGGAGAAGCCGGCGCGCGCGATCTGGTGGGCACACATCGAGGACGAGGTTGGCGCCTTCGCCAGTCGCAAGTTCGTGTCGACTTCGAGGTTTAGATCCGACCGACCCAGCTATGCGCAGATGCTCGCATTCGCTGGCGATCAACGCGATATGTTCGACCCCGACGAAGAAGCCATCCCGTGCTTCTGTGGAGACTGACTCCATGTCGCTGCGCCTTCTGAAGCCGACCATGCCCGGGCTGCGCTCCAGCCTGCCCATGCTCCAGCACCAAGCGCCAGCGCAGATCGTCGAGCGCCTGCGTGGCAAGGGCCTGCTGCTGATGCGCAAGCGCCTGCTGGCGCGCAGTGGCTCCCTGTGCGAGTGCCCCGACTGCAAGGCCGGCTATCCGCTGAAGCTCACGTGGGCCACGATGGAGGCCGACCACGTGGTCCCCCTCTACCAAGGTGGGGACAACTCCATCACCAACTTCAGGGCACTGCACACCACGTGCCACGCCCGTATCACAGCGCAGCAGGCCGAGGAGCGCCGCCTCACTGGCCGGGTATGGAGTGACGACCTATGACGTGCGTCCTGCGCCCACCCTGCGCTGGCCTCTTCGAGTACCCGGGCCAAGGCGGGTGCGTCGTCGGCCTGACCCAAGCCAAGGGCAAGCCCATGCCTGATGAATACAAACGAATCGTGTTCATGCGATCTCTATTGGGGAATCCACGCTTCGATGTGGGGCGAGGGACGCCCCGAGGGGGGGCGCTAAAAATCGCTCCAGCCGAGGCCGGTCCAACCTAGCCCTGCCCGCTCCAACGGAAAA